CAAGAACCTTGTTAAAACCAGGAAGCTCACCTACGTTCACATTCTGGTCCGTGGTTCCTACGATGAGGAAATCATGGAGTCACTAAACCGTAAACAGGACATCTCAAAGATGTCTGTTGATAAATTGAGGAAACTCATTATTAGGGAGGAAAAAGCAATGCCACTGCCAAAGGAAGTCACCGAAGTTCTAAACCATCAACCCCAGGGGTTCGGAAAAGAGAGATTTGATTCCGAAGTATCGGATCTGCTGGATCAGATCGATCGAGACCTTGCTGGATACGGCAAAAGGGAGACAGGCCCGGTACCGACCCTTGCTGAGGTCGTCGAAGCCCAAAAGAAAAAGAAGGCTGCCGAGGAAGCGGAGAAGAACAGCCGAAGGAAGGACAAGCCGGAGGTCCAGCCGTCCCCAAAGGCAAATGTCGGGGGGACCATCAGCCTGCAGGATATTGGGAGGGAATTGAAAATGGATCCCAAAGAAATGAGAAAAATCCTCCGGACCAAGTTTTCTAAACCGGAAGGCGGTAGGTGGGAGTGGCAGGCGTCTGATCCAGAGCTCACCGCGATTCGTACGGCACTGAAGGGGTCTAACAAACCCTGATACGCATGAAAATAAGCCAGCTATCCGGGAGGAGAGGATAGCTGGCTTATTTATTTGATATTCGGTTAAAATGGGGAGTCCTGAAATTGCCCCAGGGGATTTTTAACTCCGGTAATGTAATTTCACTGCAGGTTCATAAAACTGGCAAATAGGGGCCTTTAAAGGCCCTCTGGGGCCACCAGAATTATTTCTGCTGGTTTTATATTCGGGGGCTCCTCAGTTTCGTCCCGGATGTCCAGGCTCTTCATCGATTTGACCCCAGGTTTTCCACAGTATATACAGTTTTGGACGGGTAGCTCCGTAGATGCCTTATACTGGTCTCCTCCACAACTAGGGCATCTATATCTCCTCACCATGGGCTTAGAAGATTTTTCCCCGGGTCTCACCCTCGGGAATGAAGATCCTCTTTCCCCTGGAAGTGACCCAGTGACCTGGTCCTGAGGTATCAACCTTATCTTTATCCCCGGAGGCCTTATCCTTCTTGCCCTCCTCATCTTCCTTGCCACCCTTTTCTTTTATATCTGCGGAGCGGACGGCTTTGTAGTGGGAAATGAGTTTCTCATGGAGTTGTTTCTGGGCCTCCTCTGTCTCGTTGTAGATTGCCATGGTCTCTTCATACAGTTCTTGGGTTCGTGTGTCAAAGGCTTCCTCGAGGTCATTATAATCCCCCACTGCCTCCTTATACAGGTCATCTAGGCCCGTTTTCACCTTGTCCAGAGACCAGCCTTCATGGGCCGCACGGGGGTCCATTTGTTGGATTATTTTCCCCAGCCTATCCTGGAGTTCTTTTGCGGTCATTTTTATTCCTCCTTACAATTTAGTAGAGTATAATTTCATTATACCATAGGGGGTTCCGGTTTGTAAATGTCAGGGATCTCTCGCTTGCTCCTCCGGAGTTTTATTACCTCTTCCATCACATGGTCAAGGTAGCCGTTACCCCCGAGGTCAGTGTGATAAATTTTATGCATATCAATCAGATCTTCTAGATCTTCATCCGACACCTCACCCGCGGCAATGTATTTACGTCCGAGATATTTGATTTTATCATATAGCAGTTGCCGAACTCCTGCTCGTACCCCGTCCTTCTTACATCGGCGAACTTCCCAGAATTTGAATAATCCTGTGATGATAGCCGCTAATGCGCCGCTGCTGAGGACTGCAATGAAAATCTGCATAATAATTTACCTCTCCCTATTTATATTTAGCCTTGCCAGGAACCCAGATAGAGGATCACCTCCTTAGTATTCTTTCGGGGTTATCGGATTGTTTGTACCGGCGAAGATGCTTACGATTGCAACCACCGCGCCGGTAATGACTTTTACTTCAAATTCAATACCCGGCCAAAGCAATACTGCCGCGCCGGCGACAATGGAAATGATCTCCGCAATGACGACCGGACTCCCGAGACGTTGCCAGAATGTGTTACGCATGATCTACACTCTCCTTACAAATTTTTTCTCAACAAACGCAACCTTGTCGGTTGCAGCTGTCGGATATATGATGGCGACCGCTTTTGCTTCTGCTGGATCACCAATCACACCAAGGATCAGAATCTCATCTTCCTCCATCACCACACCTACTTTTTGTGTTAGGTTGGCCCCGGAATACGCCGGACAGACCTGGATGACCCCACCGGGTTCGAACTTTACCCCAGGGGGAGTGTATTCCTCAATATACTCGATATAGGAACATTCACACCACTTCTCCCAGGCCCGGTCGGTGAGCTTCGTCCTGACGACGCCGTTTCCGAAATCTCCTTTAGTGCACTCGATCACGTCCCCGTTCCCGATGTAGACCCCGCAATGGCCTTTTTTTGAGACGATCAGCCCAGGCCGCTCCGGGATCGTGCCGATCTCGCCGCGGACTTTCGCCCGGTTATACCACCCGCTCGCCGACGTGTCGGTCGCTCCGTCATACTTCGGCGCTTTTTCGATGTCGCCGCCCGTCCATAAAAACCACTTAATCAGCCCCGTGCAGTCGCACCCGATACCGCCGTCAGCGATTGCCGCGTGTAATTCGTCTTGATAGGATTGAGGATAATGGTCTGGATATTGGATTGATTTTGACGCTATGAGTTTATCGGTGATTTTCTGCCCGTATGTACCCCACATATACATGACGGACTTGTCCTTTGCTTTAAGACAAAAGGTTACTAAATCTTTGTTTGTCATAATCCCTCCTTATATTGTCCTGTCGATCACTCTCACGCTTGCAGTCACGCTGCGTTGTTTTCGCTCTGTGCCGCTGCACTTGCACTCGCCGCCGCTTCGCTTGCTGATCCTGACGCGGTTTCATTTATCTCACCCACAGAGACAATAAGTCCCTGGAGTTGTGCGACTAATTGGTCGATAATACTTTGCTGATCCTGGGTAACTGTGGTAGTAGGTTTACCCTGCTCAGATAGGGTCAAAATGACTGCGTACTCAGTAGTGGTGGAGGTTTCTGTCACATTCTTCACAGCAATCCCAAACACCTTATGCTCGAAAAATATGTTCGGGACATCACAGATCAGGACGCCCTCTGAAAATTCCCCCAGCCTTGACTCCTCAATTTCATTTGCGTAGAAACTTACTACAGGGGTTGGGGATAGCTCGGACAGACCTAGTAGGCTGATTATCTGTCCTGTGTCATACATGAAACCTTTCTTTCGTTTTATGAATTTTTCTCCTGGGTTGAACTGAATAACCAGCATCTCGCACAGCCTCCTTTTTATTGAGTAACTCTAAACCAATCGCATCTGCCAGGGCGATTTACACCATCGGTATTATTTCTAAAATATCCAATACCAACATGAGTTACTGCCCCTATCCATCGAGAATAAGTGTCTGTACCGATAAATATCCACTCGTCACCATCGCTCGAAAGATAAAAAGAAAATGAAGTTGTATTAAATGTAACCTTCACGTAATGAACCGCTGATGGGTCTCCAAAACCATTTATCGACCATGTATCTGCATTCCATGCGGTAGCAGACGTAAATTGAATGAGATGTGCTCTCGAATTACCCGACACTGTACCAATTCCGAGTATTCCACGTTTGTTATTTGCTGAATTGTATATAGTTATGCCAAATGTAGCCCAGTTAAAATTCGGAATATACATCCTTATTTTTGCAGTAACCTCAAAAGGTACCGTTGGTATTGGTTGAATTATCATCCTATTATTATCGCTAGATGAAAACATATTCATCTTAAGGTATTTGCCATTCAAATCAATAGTTGCGCTGCCTTGGTCAAGCCAACTCCATTTTGAATTTAATGTCGTACCATCAAATTCATCATCCATAGCATTGGGAGTAGAAGGCGGCTCATCAATAGGATTGTCATAATTAGTACCACCTCCACCTGATTGAACATATAATTTTCCAGATGCTGTATCAATTTTAACCTCCTGTGTATCAGTTTCTGTTTTTTCTGCAGCCTTAATACCACCCAGTACGGTTTCAGTTGCTTGTGGCAAAGTATATGAACTTGAACCAGTATCTGACAGTTCAACTAATAACTGAATATAATAACCATCTAAAGTAGTAGTAAAATTAGTTATAGTAACTCCAACTGCAGGATCTGTATTTACTTCAGACAAACCTATCAAACCTGTACGTTCATCAAAAGGATTGCCGTTATTACCTTCAAACATCCTCATTGTCCCACCCGAGTCTAAGCTGGCCATAATAGCATAATCTTTTCCACTTTCAAGTGTTATAGGAGAAGAAAACTTAGCTACGTAAAGACGATTATCAGTACTCGCCGATACCACCGCCTGCTCAGCCAAAATAGATGAAATATCACCACTCACTATCTCATATACACCAAATGTCATATTTTCACTTACAGATGCACTATCTATAGCAAAAGCTACTCCATATAAATAAATATCAGAAATAGGTTGGCAATGTACTCCTTTAGCTAAGTATGCAGATGTAGATAAACTACCAATATCATTATGTACCCATTGTAAAATTATCTCTGTTGAACTTCCACCTCCACCACTTCCTGTTTGTTCCCAAGTATAAATACCACCTGAAATAGCCGAACAATAATACAAAGTAGGAGTAGTAGTTTCAACATACAATTGACCAATTTTTCCAACAGTAGAAGTTGTAGGAGCTGAAGAACCGGATAACGGATCAGGTAAAGTCTCCCATCCAAAATCTCCATCATCATCTGATAATTTTTTTAATGCCTGACCAGTAGTACCACCATTAAATTCTGACATAGCAGTATTAACTTTATCTTGAGCACCAGAAGGTGTCTCTGCACCTATATCACTTGGGCTTACAGGGTCACTACCACTTGACTTATGAGTTTCAGCATGTTTTTCAGCAGGTGTACTAAAAACTCCAGGCATATATATACTTGGCCATTTACCATCAAAATCAGGTTCAAGTTGCACTGCGTCAATATAACAAGTGTCAGTATCATCTGTGCATTCTATTTCAAGAAATACCAACTCTTGTCCAGCCTCTGGTCTCTCAAAATAAAATGTAATGTACCCATGAGTCATATCTTCCGGAGGGTCACCTATAGCATCAAGTGCAGGAGGAGTAGGATATACCCAGCCGTCTTGTGGTCCGTAAGTCAATTCTTCTCCTTCTTGACTAAGAATTAAATCCCCTCTGCCATCATCTGTGCTATTATCATAAAGATGCAAATTATTATTCTTTATGTCAATACCTAAAACTGTCGCAACCCCAGCCCAACCACCTTTCATGGCAACCAGAGTATCTCCAAGTCTCTGAAATATTAAATTTATGCCTGCTGGAAAACCTAAGGCAGGTAAAGCATTTATATATTCCCACTCAGTAAAATCGTCTCCGTTTGTGGGAAGAACTGTAGGAATTTGTGTAGTACTAAACAGGTGGGAGTCGTTTGTTCTCAACATGTATAATTTCCCTGAGTCACTAACTACTGAAAACGATTGATATAGATAATTATAATATGTAGCTGTTATAATATTTGAATCCCAAGAGTCGCCTCCATTTAAAGAAGTCAAATAGAGGTTATAACCTCCACTATGACTAGTTGACCAAGTCCAACACAAATTTCCATCTGCATTTACAGCAACGTTTCTCGAACACGTTTCAAGGTAAGCCATCGCTAAATAGCCTTGGTTAGAATATCTCCTCGTCCACGTAAGCCCTCCATCATCTGATGTACTAATGCCAATGCTTTCCATAAGAAAACCAGAATCATAATAAGGTCTGGGGGCTATCAAAATCCACCTTGAATTATGAAAATATATCCCTAAAGGATGCCTGCCTATATAAGCACCGCTTCCAGAACTCCCGATTATATCTTCCATATCGCTATAGTATTGCCAGTCAGAACCATCGCCAACAGAGCATTTATAAAGTCTAACTCTCGCTCTTCCGTCTGAGTTGTTGCAATAACACCTAATATGAAATAAATCTCCGTTGGGCGAATTAAATACCAATACTCGAGGATAACGCAATCCGTTTTCAACAAGTGTGGGGCTAACAACCGTGTTATCTTGTGATACAAAATCATCAATCGAAGCAATATATGCTTGATATATTGAATCATTTGCGGAATACATATACAAAACTCTACCATCTGATAATTCTACCGCAGTAGGACTCTGAGAGCTAACTGATGTTCCTGATGGATAATGTGCTTCAGTAGTGGCAGACCAAACATATTCTTCTTGGCTCTCGCCGTTTGTAACTCTGACCTTTAATGCTCCGCCTTTATGCCTAAACGAAACTCTTGAGCGTTCTTGAACCTGAATCCCGTCTTTAGTAATCATCTTCTGGCCGGGAGCAAGTGCCAATGATGCAGAACCCTCCCATGATTCGGTAATATCTACAACTCCATCACCATCCCAATTAGCAGGTTTCATAGTAGCCGAATCGTATATCTCGAACCCAGAATTCAAAATCTTGTTGTTTACCCTCTTTATAAAATCAGGATTTATACCAAAGAAGTCAACTATCAGGTGGTTATTGGTTCCGAACATCGGGCGGCCGTCCATGCCGGACATGCTACTAAATTGGTTAGTAGCACTCGAGGAGGTATCGGTAGCATTTTTCTGAGCTGAACGAGCGGAAAGTGATATGACTGACCGCAGACCCCCGCTATAAGTTAAAGTCTCATCCCCGAATATCGTCTGCCTTGTAACATTTGTTCTAGCGTCTGTGATGGCAATAGGATCTCCCTGATCCAAGGCGGGATTCCCTTGCCATTCAACATTAAAGGGCCAGTAATTGATTGATGAGAGTGAAGTGACGAGGGCATTTATTGCGTCGGTTGGGTATTTCTTTAGGATCGGATTCCCAACGCTAATGTAGGGATTATCTTGTGAGCCGTAGGTCTTCCCCTCTACGGATGAGGTAGCCCTAACAATCATGCCTGTTATGGTTAGGGCATTATCTGCCACTCCCATTGGAGGAAAGTAATTGGAGGGCTTAATTTCTTCCACAGCTGTGCCTGATCCGAAGCTGACAATCTCCAACTTACCCTCGCGGGTTATACGCGCGTAACCCCCGGCGACCTCGGCGATATACCCGACCATTTGCCTCATAGTTACATTTGTTGGAGCTACCATCACATAGGCATCGCCATTCAAGATTGGGGTATTGACCAATTCCAAACCGACTGAAGCACAAATCTCCTGTAGAATAGCCCAGGGGGTAGAGGGGTATAAAATTTTACTTTCAAAGGGTCTCTCCAGTAAGACCATTCTGTCGAAGGCCACAATCTCAAGAACAGACTCCTTCTTCACAGGCTGATCAGCGATGAAGATACCCATCGGCACATATTCAAAGGAGCCTCCCGCAACCTGGACCCCAATATGGGGGGTGAGTTCTTTTCCGGTGAATATATCAGGTGAGATCGAGTCATCGGGATCTAACAGACGGATTGTCACCTGGGTTGAATTCACCCCGCCGAGCACGAAACCATTCTCGGGAATTATCGCCCTCTTGAAGACCTGGGACTGAATAATGGAGTCATCAAAGGTGCCTCCCCCACTAACGACCAGATCCGACCTGAGAACCCTGATGTGTGAGTGGATGGCTGTGTTAAAAGCCGGAGATGTGCTATACACTGTATCAACCTCCTTATATCTCTATGACGGCAACGGTTAGGCTCCGGTAAAAGGGCTTCCCTGTAGAATCCAGATAGGCTATTGATAAGGCTCTGTTTCCCCGGTAGAAGGACTTGGTGACTTCGGTTCCACTATCTGGGTCATCGTAGGTTATAGTGAAGCCAGTTTTTGGCATCATTCCAAGGAGGGTGTGCATAGTATCAAAGTCAAGTACTTTCCACACAAGATTGTACCTGACCTTCTCATTGATCACATCGATCAACATATCACCAAGGGCATTTCTTCCGGTTTCTTCAGAATGGATGTCATTTAGCTCCGGGTCCATTGACTCCGGCATCCTCGGCGGGACCTCTCCATTTAATCTGAATGCCATAATACACCTCCTAAACTGTCACCGGGGAGAACCCGGTGCGACGTCGGTCTTGTTCCGTTCTCCGAATAACATTTTTATAGACAACCTCTCCATCAAGGTATAGCACAAAAGGCGCCTCGTCCCTTCCTGATCCTTGAAGCTGGGAGAGTGCGTTCAGGACCTCTTCCCGGATAGCCGAGCGAGGGGAGACAATTTCCTGCTCTGAAGAGTCACCTACTATCACAGGTCTCGGTTTATTCGGCGGGATCAGGCCTCCTTGGGCCAGTTTAGGCATCTGGAGGTAGGGCATTTGTGGGGCATTGATTTTGGTATTGCTGGAACTGCCTTGTATCTTCGAAATCACTGCCAGTAGCTGATTGAATACACTCACCACATTGTTGATCCAGGCGTTCAGGTTAGAGCTCATTGTGTTCAGCATGGAATTGAACGACCCAATCACAAGACCACTGTTTTGCTTAATACCCTCAGCCAGCCCGGAGGTAAGATTCTTTCCAAAGTCCTTCATGTTGATAAAGATGTCATTACTGAGGGTGACCTTACCTTTACCACTAGAAGCAGCCTGTATTTCATCCAGGAGGGTAGTATAGCTTTTCAACAGGTCCCTAGCTCTCCCCATTTCAGGGATCGCCAGATTTAGCCTGGTGTTCAGATCCATGAATTGATTGTAATTCTTATTCACATCGTCAGACAGTTTTTGTATGGGGTCTTTTGTGAACCACCCGATGATTGTATCAACAGTAGCGGAGAATTTTGCCACAGCGCTTGCCTTGGTGTACTCTACCATATAACCGGCGAATTGTCCCATAAATCCCAGGAAGGATTTTAAGTTAGTTTCAAGGGTAGGCATGTTGGCGTTAAGGACTGCTAGCGAGGGGGAGAGTCGGAAGCTCAGCTCATTTGATATTTTGACCAGCTCTTCAGTGAACAAGATGAAGGACTCGGATAATTCGATCAGAACCCCAGTTCCGATTGCAATCGCCAGGGGTAACAACCCGACCGAGGCAACACTTGCAACCCCAAGAGCCGCAGTTACGACGCCTATGCCTACGAGGAGGGCTGTCCCTAATTCAATTCCTTTTGCGATTGTTTCGCCATTGTCAAGTACGGGTTGCCATGCCTCCCCGATCAGTTGGAGCCCCAGGCCTATACCCACGATCTCTATGATGAATAATCCAGTGGCAATCCCAAGCTCGAGGAGAACCGCAGTTCCTATCGCGATGGCGAGAGGTAACAGTCCGGCGGAAGCCACTGTGGCGACACCCAGGAGGGCAGTTGCAGCTCCGATGAGTAATAACAGCCCTGTGCCAATACCAATGGCAATAGCAATATTTTCACCATTGTCCAAAACAGGCTGCCAGGCCTGACCGATCAGGTCAAGGCCCTTTCCAATAGCCCATATTTCCACCAGGAATAAGGCGGTGGCAAGTCCGATCTCCAACAGGATAGCAGTACCTAACGCAATATTCACGATCAATCCTGCCCCCACAGAGCCTAGCAGGGCAGTTACAACCCCAATCACCGCGAGGAATGCGACCCCAATCCCCATGGCAATCGCTATTGTTCCGGCGTTGTCAATGACGGGCTGCCATGCAATCCCTACCTGCTCCAGTTCCTTCCCGAGGACCCAGATAGCTCCTACAATAAGAGCAGCGGCTGCGGCCACTTCCACAATGACAACTAGGCCCATCCCAAGATTTTTAGCCAGAGAGGTAAGCTTACCAGATAAACCCCCAGTTGCCGTAGTGAGCTGTCCAGCTGAGTCACCGACAGTTTTAACCGCTTCCGCGGCCTTACCAGCACTTGCGATACCTTTAACCTTGGAGAACACATCCAGTGCGATAGCTATGCCTCCCAGGGCCTGTAATATCCCCACGACCATTGTGGCAATATCCACCCCACTCCAGTCACCATTCTTAATGGCTTCCCAGTTTTCACTCAACTCACCAATAATCGCTGTGAAACCCTGTATCGCCAACGACCATCCTGCTAATTTCAAATTCCCTGTGAATATGCCTATCCCTATGCCGATGTTGGTCAGGCCCCTTATGGCTGTAAGTGCATTGTCCCAGTTGATTCCGTTATTCGCTATATCCTCGATGGCGTTTATAATTTCACCAACACCCTGGATAATCTTGAGGGAAGCCCCAAGTTTAGTATTGCCCAGGATAATCGCGATATCACCGACCATTCCAACAAATTCACTGAACATTCCCTCTATATTATGGAAGGTTGCTCCATTGACCTTAAAGTCGTTAAAGTAATCCAGGAATTTTGTCAGGTCCCCCAATAACCCCAATGATCCTATGGCGGGCATGGTAAATCCGAACTGCAGGGAGCTCAACTTTAATTTGCTCAAAAATTCCACAAATCTGATCAGACCCTGGGCAACTTTCCAGGCGCCTATTGCGACCCCAATCCCCACCGCGGTGTCCAAGATCTTGTCGAAATTATCCCTGATCCAGCCCACAGTGGATTTTATGCCGTCTATGATCTTTTGGAATTTTGCGATGATCTTCGGATCGAATTCGGTGATGGGGGCATCTTTAAAGGAGTCTTTCGAGGTGGAACTCTCGGAGTCTAGCTGGATCTTATTCACCTCATCAAAGCTCTGTAAGGATCTGGAAGCCTTCTTTGCCGCAGAACCGACCCCATCAATAGCATTTGCCTCCTCATCCGCGGCTTCCGCGGCAGCACGGGACGCTTCATAACTCTGACCAAACAACATGCTGATGAACTTCGCCACATAAGCGGTGACATTTGCTAACGAGGCCATGAAAGAATTCAATGCAGGTAGAATGGCCTGATATATTGGTTGAAAGGCCGTTTTCAAATTGACCTTGACAGTGTTTAAGCTTGCCTGGAACTGCTCATTTGATTTGAGGAGCTCCCCGAAGTAATTCTTCAACGAGCTCAATGCTTTTCGGAACAGGGCGAAAATAAAGAGAGATTTTGCCATGCTAAGTAATCTCCGGACCATTTTTTCGATCATCCCTGTAGACGATCTGGAGCTCCTCCCGATATTTCCGATACCACTAACGATTCTCCTAGTGGCGTTCCCTCCCCTGTTCATCTGCTCAGTCCATTTGTTCGGCACGGTAGGATTAAGGGCATTCTTGAGGTTTTTCTCAGTTATTTGAGCTTCTCCTGCCAGCCTGTTGGCTTTTTGGGCAGCCTGATCCAGGGATTCTGCTGTCTCCCGAGCCTCCTGGCTGGTGGTTGGATCCAATTTTATTTGTTGCAGGGTAGCACTTAAGGTCTTGGACCTAGCCCCCAAACTATCCAGCTTTTGACCAGATTGTTCAAGCTGAGTTCCCAATGACTCATAAGCCTGTTTAGCCACCTCAGCACTTGAAACGAGGTTGTCCCCAATGAATGCGGCCGCTTGGTTCCCTGCTGACATAGTCTGAACTGCCTTCTCAGCATCCAAGTATAATTGGAGCAATCTCTCATTATTTGCAACTTCTTTTTCCATCTCGGAATTGACCACAGCCAGCTCTTTTTGCATATTTATGACTGACTTGGGTTGCTCCTCACCACTGGAGAGCCTGGAATATTCCTCCCTCAGCTGCTCCACTTCAGAGCGGGCCTTATCCACCTGTTCTATCTGGCGAGCGAGGCGCTGGGTGAGAGTATCAATACCTCTCTGGGATTTTTCATCGAAGGCGCCTTCCGTTGTGGTTGCCACATCCACTAGGGTTTGCCTCATCTGTTCAAAGCTATTGTCAATGTTGTCCAGCCCATTCTTGAAACCGGTGGGATCAATTCTGGTGTCGAACACTATTGATGCATCTGCTCTTGATGCCACACTTTCACCCCCTTAATTCTCGGACCATTCTTTCATATTCGTCATCCGATGTCCTGAAGTCAATCAGGTGACGATTTTCTCGGTAGAACTCTTGTTCGTATTTTTCAAGCTTTTGGCCTTTCGCCCGCTTGTATCGGATATTTGCTATATTGGCAATCATGCTCTCAGGATTTATCGCCTGGCAGAGACCATAAAAGGTCCACCAGTGCATGTAGGACTCCTCCCGAACATCCCTCGAATACACCGCATTAACAGCACTAAAAATCAGCTGCTCATCCTGGACGTAGTCCATGGTCTTGGTACTGGGGTCTTTCTTTTTCTGATCCATGCCAACGTCTAGAAACCACAGGGCCATCCGGATGGCTTCATTGGTATTCGGAGGGATGTTGGGCTTGGGGTCCGGGTTGTCATCCGTCGCTATTGGTGTGAAGAGTATTTCCAACATGGTGAACTGTCGGTTAAGTTGGCTCATGCTGGAGTCACCAAAGGCCTCCATTATCAACAGGGCGGCCCTATAGTCGCTGTTTATAGGATAATCAACCCCATCAATAGTGAGGGCCTTTGGTAGTGCTCCAATCATGACTTCTTAGTTGCTTTCTTGGCCGCGTCAGTGTATTTCTTCCGCGCCACGTCGAAATCATTGATGCTCTTCTCGATCACAGGCATAAGAGCTTCGATGAAATTGATGAACAACAGACTCCCATTTGACATGGGGCTGATGGGATTTACACCCAGGAAGGCGGGGCCTGAGATGTTCCGGCCAAAAGTCGAATCAATCTCTTGACACATTTCCTCCCCAAGCTTGGTGATTGTGCCCCGGTCATAATTATCGAAGGATTGTTCTTTAGTTATGCCCAGGCCCTCAAGACGTTTCTTGAAGTCGTTATCAACCCATTCCTGGAAAGCCAGGAATCTGTCCACGAAGTTGGCGTCATTCGGGTTCCACCGAATGACTCTTGTAGGATCATTGTTGATCATAACCTCTTTGAAGCCGTCCTCAAAGTTCAGGTTGATGGGTTCCTTATTGATGATAGTGGCCATGGGAATAACTCCCTCCTTATAATTTTAGGACAGCTTACGGAGTCACAGTCGGTGTGAACACGACCGTGTCGATGAGCTTATCAGTTGTACCATGGGTGACCGTACCCCCGAAGGTAACCTCGAAGGGCATCTCAGTCCAGGACTCACCGCCGAGGCTTTGGGGTGTGATAGTGCAGGTGTCATATGCGTCGGCGGGATAGGCTCCATTCGTTCCGAGGAACCCATAGATGAGAAGGCATTTGAACTGGCTGAATTTTGCGAGCTCGTTGTACCGGAAGTACTGGATCAGCAGCTCGCCGATCTTGCCCAGATCGCCAGAGGTGAGCCGATGGGGCTCGAAAGTCTGGGAGGGCTCAAATTTGCTAACGCTGCCGAAGTTTCTCCCATTGATGTCTGTGCCCTTCTCGACTTCGGGATTGAATTCCAGGGTTGAACCCGAAATTTTATACCCGATGACCAGATAATCAGGAGTTTCTGTCTCACTGATGTTGATGGCACATGCCAACATCTTACGTTGGACATCTCCGGACCCTGTGATAGTGGGAGTAGGCATTATTTTTCCTCCTTATATTGATTGTAGTAAATTATGTGCAGCTGTATGACGTAGAGACTGCTTTCCTGACCTTCCCACTCCGAGAAGAAGACCCCATTGTCGGCGGTCATGACCTCATCCTGTTGATCATTCTGATCCAGACTAATTTTGGGGCAAAGCCCGAAGGCCTGGCAGTATTCAACCCATTGTTCGAAGTTCCACAGGAAGTCTGCAATCTCTTCCCGAAGCACACTGTAGCTGCTTTTACGGAGCAGCCACAGTTGAAAGTTTGCCTGCCTGGTAGTATACCTTTTATTGAGAAGGTCCCTATTGCTGGACAATTGAGAACTCCCCACGTAGTCCAGTGCGCTACCCTCAGGCTTGTCTGAGACCATCTTTTGGACGGATGAGGGCTTCATGTCTATATGGTATGTGTCAAGGAAGGGGCAGGTTTTGACGAAGTCGTAGACCAGCTTGATGACATTCCGAGGTTCATACGATCCAATCATAAACTTGCCACCTTCCTTGCAACCATTCCACGGAGCTCCTGCAGGTGGTCCGCTTTATATCTTACGGCCCACATTTTGCCCGCCAGGGGATGGCGTTTTTGGTTATAGTTGAGGTCTTTTCCGGTTTTACTCTTCCCAAACCAGATATATTGAACATAGGGTGTCTTCCAGATGATTTGACCATAGCCAATTCTACTGTGAATGATACCGCTTTTTGTCGTAGTACCGATTTTCATAGGCACATAAGGTTCAACACCTTTGAGAACAGTGCTATCAACATACTGTTGAACAGGACCACCTGGAGCAAATGCACCTGAATACCTGGACTTGATGGGCCCAAGATCCAGTGAAGCGTTCGCCTTGATTATCATCAGCACCTCACCTCGATGTACCACAAATTTCGGCTACCAACAAGATGCTCAATAATTTCCTTTGGCCTCTTATGGGTATTTTGATCTTCGAACGGCTGGATATATTCTCTAACGAAGGTATCTTCGGCGGAAATGACAGCCTCGTCGTCAAAAACCTGCTCCTGAGCCGGGGCCTGGGTGTAGTCTGGGAACTGGAAGGAGCATTCTCCCTGGACAATATAGGTCCCAATAAATTCGGGACCCTTCTCCACAGTCCAGCCGTCTCCAATGAATACCTCTCCATTTTGAACAGAGAAATAGTCGGGGTCAAAGGGGATCAGTATGGTGACTAAGTCAGCATTTGCTGTCCCGGTTTTCCGGTAGGCTGTTTGTGAATCTTGGTTCCAAACACAGTCGGTGAGCACCGTACGCTTGTAGGCGTTCAGGGGCGGCTCCCCGTCCTGGGTTGGAATTAGTAAGTGATTGTAGAGGGTGATGCTAACCCTGGCTGTATATCTCGGAAGCATCTTGCAACCCCCTATAAAGCAATCCGGTCATTCCCAAGTGCCGTCGGCATATAGCATACTCCGTGCCCGTGCGATATGATGTTGACCACCCAGAAACGCTCTCGGACTGCTTGTTCTCATTCCCCTCGTTCATGTAGAGAAATTCAGCAAGTTCACAAACACAGTGGCTGATACTCACAGCATCTTCCCCAGCGAGGATCTCCTCGGTTATGCGGTTGAGGGTGAACTGGTCAATGAAGCGCCTTGCTGTTTGCTCCCAGTAATCAAACTCGGAGAGAGGCAGTTTCGGCTTCCGCCCGAGCAAGTAGCTCTCCTCATAGAACTCCCTTGTAGCGTAGCCCATGTCACCACCTCCTTACTTCCTCTTAATTTTGGCCTTCTTCTTGGCAACCTGCTGATCAGCAGCCGGGTCTAAAGCCTTCGGGGTGACCTCCCGGGTGACCTTGGGCGGGGAGGTATACTTCTCAGGATGCCGCAGCCACTGACCGATGACAAGCTCGTTATTGCTTTCGAGAACGATGCCTGTCTCAAGGTCTTTGACTTTCATGGGTTTTCCTCCTTATTCGTTATGCCGCCGGAATTATTCCGCAGTGACAGTCACAGTGCAGCCATCGACGAAATCGCCATCGGTGGTCGTGAAGGTGACCTCGGTGGTACCAGCCTTGACAGCAGTGACCAGGCCCGCGGTGGAGACAGTGGCGACGGTCGGATCAGAGGAGGCCCAGGTTCCGGTCTTGGTGGTAGCGTTAGCCGGGGCTACCGTGGCGACCAGGGTATGGGTGCCGCCGACTACCAGGTCGAGATCGAAGTGGTCAAGCGAGACGCCTGTCACATCGACTGTGACTGTCGGAGCGAGTCTCTTGATGATCAGCTCAGGCATGACGCTCTTTGTGCCGTAGCTGTAGAACAGCTCAAGAGCATAGGCGTTGGACAGCGGAATCTTCTCAGCAGAGTAGCCCTTGGGCAGGACAGGCTGGGCGATTGCGCCAACGACCATGCCGATGGTATTGACGCCAGCCGGAAGATCGATGCTCGAATAGACATGAACACCGTTGATGGTTCCGAATTCTTCGACGCTGGTGTTGATGTTGGCGTTGTTGGCGCTGGTGTTGATCCACTGGCGAAGCTTGGAGTATTCCTGCGGGGTCTTGATGATATGGATCATGCTACGCGGAACACCATTGATGAAATCATTTTTGGTGGTCTCGATAGCGAGGATCTCTTCCTCAAGCATACCCTGTGCATCTGTTGCAGTACCCGTGATTGCCGTAGCATCTGTAGCTGCCTGGGCAAAGAAGGCCTTTTCCAGAGCCCGGACCATCGACTTCGTATGCTCCTCGGAGCGTCTTTCGAGCAGGTTCTCAACACCGTAGAGCGTGGTGTCTTTCATCTCCACTTCGGAGACAATTTCTTTGTCCTGATCGATTGCGATTGTGACAGGTCTTGCAACCGGATTGTCTCCTTTCCCTGCCGCGCGGGCGGTGCCATAGGCCTGCTCTTGTGCAAATTCAAAACGCTTGGCTTCCACCGTACCTGAGACCGGGTTGCCACTCAGGTCGGTGTTTTTTAAGATGCTGCTGATGGTGCCTTTTTCAACGTTCTCGATGACTCTGCCATAAAGCTCAGCCAGGTAGTCCTGACCTGTAGTCTCAAGCAGGACCGCCAGAGATGTGATTCTTGCCATAAATTTGTTCGTTCCTTTCTTTTTTTGACATTAGATAAGTACGGGAACCTCCTTCTTCACAGGAGGAGTGTTGCCGCCATGTTGTTTCCCCTCTTTTTTCGGAGGAGGGGTCTCCGTACCATCGACCGCAAAAGCCGAGGGCTGCTTCTCGCGAAGTTCTGCCATGGCCTCGTCGAAGCCAGTGAGTACCCCGTCTTCAAACTTCACCTTCCCTTTGATGTCGTCGTATACACCCTTACGGGCGTAATCAGAGGAGAAAGTGATTCTCGCCATACCTTCCCTGAGAAGGGCGTCGGTCTGGAGCTCAGTGACCTTTGCCTGATGGGTAGACTCCAATTCGGTGACTCTCGCTTGGGCCTCAGTCAACCTCTTGTTCAGGTCAACGGGGTCGACACCCTCGAAGGTTTTAAGCTTCCCCTCGGCGTCGGTGAGGGATGTCCGAAGGGCTTCCAGGTCAGGGATGGTGATGTCAGCTCTCTGTGCGAGCTGCTCATTAAGCTGCCGAATGGTTTCATCGGATGCCCTCTTGTTTTCAGTGACCGTCTTACCATGTTCATCCATAATCTGGTCGATGATGTCCTTGGTAAGTCCTTCGATCTTAAGGTTTGTCAAAAATTCGCGTGTCATGTAGTCCCCTTTCTCAGCTACGCTTTTTTACGTGGGTTGCTTCCACTTGCCTACGTAGTTTTACGACGTTGCGGTCATGTATGCTCAGGCCGTTAGGCCACGAAGCCAGTGTTAACTCTTTTTAACTCAGGGGTGAGACCCATAGTCTCACTAAAGTCTTTATACTGACCACGGGTGAGCTTATACTTTATCCGGGCGTTGCGCAAATCTTCCTTTAGTTTAGGATCAGGACTAACCTCGGATGCTCCTTTAAGACCCGCGATTACAGACTTTTGTTTCCTCATAATACGTTCCAGATACCGTTGTTGCTGCCGGGCCTCATACTCAGTGTATTCTTTTCCTTCATATTTCCGTTTGACTTTCTGATCCTTATCCATCTGCTTGAGCTGTTGGTCGGAATAAGTTGGAGGACTGTCGGGGAATACCGCGTATTTCTCGTGATAACAGTTGTAGTCCCCGAGGTTTCCTATCTTACCCTCGGGAGAGGTATATATCCGATAGAGTTCCTCCTCGGTTGGATAGAGCCGTCCAGTAGTATCAAATCGTCTGCCTCCCCAGGCATGGCTTGGTCTATAACCTCCATGCCAGCTTATTTCGTAGACGGTTGAGTTCATGGCTATAGCATTGTAGTCACTCTGGAAATTCGTGAGGTCCCGCATACCGCCCATCACAGCTCTCCTGGCTGCGACATCAATCCGGTCGTGGTGCCCGGTTTTATAGTCCACGGTCCTCATGCCACTATCTGCCATCTTCTCCACAGCATCTCTGATGGCCTTGTCAAAAGTTTTCATCCCGGTGGTGATGCTTATGGTTGCCAGGTCCAGCTCTGACTGATAAAAAGCTGCCGGATCCTGGAAAATAATTTGCCCCGCAACCTCCCTGGCAAAGCCAAGGCTGGAAGTGATGTTGCGCAAGGTGTTTTGGGTAGCAGAAATAATGTTGTTTGTCATGGTCTGCATGAGGTAATTATCCTCGAAGGGTACGAAAGGAATGCCACGGGCTTTGAATGCCCGGCGGTCATAAATATAATTGGCCTTAGACGCCTCAGTAAATAATTTGTTTATCTGCTGATCAGAGAGGCCTAGAATTCGCTGTAGTTCTCCTTTGAAGTCCTTCTGGAAAATATCTTGCTCCATCAGCGTAGTGATCTGGTAGGCCGCTGTGGCCGTTATATGGCCATTCTGGGCTATCCGGCGAGCAATATCCTTTATTCCGTAGTCTTGGATTTGGAGCATGAGATTCTCCAGTTGCTTAGGAGCTTTTTCCAGTGCGTCAGGACCAAGCATTCATACCACCCCTTAAGTAATTATCCTAGCTTTAATTACGGTTGTTCCCCCCTGCTTCCGACCATTGGGCCTTGTAGAGAAGGTGACACTTTCAATCTTGTACTTTGTTCCAGCGTTGAATAAAACCTCACTCTCAACCTGTACACCTCCTGGAGCCATGAAATATGCAAGCTGTCCCCAACTCTCAGCGGCATTTTGGCCATATTTTGATAGGGATGAAATATCAACCCCCTTTGCCTCTTTTGAAGCTAAAATAACCATCTGCACAGGCCTTCTGCCATAGGTTCCAGGAGAGGAATAATTAGAGGTACTCATAAACCCCTTTTCAGTAAAGGTCTTACCTTCTAGGGCATCTTTTATTTTACCCGCATTAGTCATATTACCCTGGGCAACCTGTTGAATTGCCTGAGATACCCCCGGTATCTCTCCGAAGGGAGATCCATCAGTTCCACGGTAGACTGTCACATTAGCCCCAATAGGATGATCAAGAGTTTTCTGGAGAAGTCCGGAATTCTCCGGAATTATTGGCCTAGAACTATCGACTTCCCCTGAACGCAGGTATTCATTTACAGCCGAGTAAGGAGCCGGACCATACTCACTAGTATAAGAATTTATTGCCCCCACCTCCTTATCAGAAAGTGACGAAAGATATTCTTTATTCTCGGAGGTATATTCTCGGTAGACCTCCCCCCCAATATCGGAGTTATTACCAGAATACTCCAGTATCTCATCATCACTCAAGATATTGAAGGCTTCAGCATTATTTAGAACCACCACCGAGGAATCTTTTGGGGGTTTAACAATCCCATATGATATGTTTTTCTTTTCCTCATGAAATAAGGGTTTTTGACCAGTAGCTTTACAATATTCCATATAGTCTTTAGTCTCTACTTTTGACAGTCCATCATTCATCAAATTATTCATTGCCTGAGTCTCAACAAAAGACATACCAGGCATAAAAGCTTTATAACTCCCATCCTCTTCTTTCTTAATCTTTCCCCCAGCTGCTAATATATCTTTCTTCAGCCTAGTCCTTTCCTTTTCCTCCTGCTCATAGGTTGATAGAACTCCAAAATGGTAGGGATTTTCAGAATACCTTCTAATTGCCTCCTTTACCCTATCGGTAGCAAAGTCCTTTTCAGTCTTTTCAGTATTACCCTCCAGGGGTTTACCAAGTCCAAGGATGGCATCACCCTTATCATTGACAAACACATGAGCTCCATTTATTGTAACCCATCTACCCTCAGGCATAGTCATCCATCCTTTCGCCAGTTTCAATTGCAAACCCAGTTTCCCCACAACCAGGACATTCCGACTCCTTCAGTAGCGTTGTTTCAGGTCGGACTGAAATCCACCGCTTTAGGCACTTTACACATATAACCTCGGAGACAGCATGGGGTTTATTGTCCTCGAGGTATATGATCTTGTCTTCCCCACCCATTTAGTTAAAGTCGACCTCCCAGTCATCATACTTTTCATCGTAGGTAAGATTGGCATTATAAAAGGCAACGGCGTGGGGATTTGAATAGATAATCGCACTTGCCTCGGAAATCCTTGATAGTGTAGGTACCTTGTCCCCTACCATTGAACACCCTTCTTGAGTACCATCGGGAAACTGTAGCCACAGGGACGAGTCCTCATCACTGAATATCCCCTTATTGTGGTTATACTCCTCATAGAAGCAGTCGGCGAGCATGTCCCGGAGTTTCTTCTTTCGAGTAAAAACCTCAAAGGTCTGTCCATTGGGTTTTGTTATAGAATAACCCCCATCAAATGGCTCGGTAATATCGACCTGTCCACTGCCTTTCATCGAGCCATACTGGGGTTTGCCATCCGCTCCGATGAATACCCGAGCTCCATGGATTGTAACCCACCTCCCCTGCCCCTCATCGAGGGGTTCCGCCTTTGGCACTGGGTCGTCTGCGACTTGGTCGATATAGTCAACTATCTCATCCCGGTATTTCTGGAGAAGATCCATTTCCTGACTCACTGGGAGAATCCTCCGGTGTTTAATATCCGATATTTCCTTATCAGTCAGGATATCAATTACCCGGAGACCATTCCTCCGGGCTTCGAGTTTATATGCCTTCTTGCTGTTGTAGGAGTCATCCACCCTCCGACTAAGGTTCCCATCTCGGAGGGTCCGATAGAATAGGGTGAATTTCATGTTTTACTCCATCCCTTCTTCAGGCTTCGGCTGCTTAGGCATCTTGGGCATCATCTTTTTGGCCTCTGCTTCCGTGGTTCCATACCTCCAGGCGAGATATGCCTCCGGTTTGATCAGTCCTGCCTGGACTTCCATCATCCGGCGGGCAATCTCCTTGTCTTTATCCTCGATGATGGAGTCATCAAAGGTCACAGTAATTTCGACGTCGGAATTGAGCCCCGGAGTGGAATGGCGAATACCAATATCGATCAACAGCCTGACCAGGTCGACCAGTACGGCCTCCAGAACTATTTCATGCTTCTTGAGGGTACGGAACATCTTGTTGTTCTCACTCATAACCTGAGTTGCCGTAGCGGCACCCCCTCCAGTGTACTTGTAGAAATTCTCTCCGAGTCCACACTGGGAGCTGAACCTATTGAGGCCATCCTCAAGAGCGCCTTTATGCTCGGCGGATCTGATCGAAAAATCAAGTTCTTTGATAAAGGGTTCGCCTTTAGGATCCATATTCTCCGGAAGCTGATAATAGACCAAGTCATTGGGATCAAAAACAGCTTGGCCGGAGCGGATATTCATGGCCTCCGACGCCACCATGACCCTTTTTTTACCTAGAATAAACTCGTTTCGGTAGCTGTCGTAGACAGTGTCAATGAATTTCATTATATCAATAGCATTGGCGAAGACGGCCATGCCGAGCGGATTGTCAGGATCAATATTGTTGGCAATATTGAGCCTATCCACCACGAAGGGTTTGATTTTTGATTTTGTAATAACCTTCTTCTCAATATCCTCATACCCGGGAAGGTCCGAAAAGTCCACTTCGTTATAGCCTCCGGCTTTCTCCCCAACAGCGAGAAGAAGATTCTCAATATTATAGGTACCATCCTTCTCCAGGACGAATAACTGGGTGAAGATATGCTCCTTACCATCCACAGTGGTGGTTGAATAGACGCAGAGTTCGTTGATAACACCATTCTCCCAGGACAGAGGGACCATATTCTCGGCGGTGACATAGTTCATGCGAATTCCATCCGCAGTCCAATACGGAATATAAGTCACAGTGCCGAAAGCCGCCTTACGCTCTTGATTTTCATTGATCTTGACATAAATATTATTTACATCAAAGATATCTTTGATGAAGGCGTCCACTTTAGGATCAGAAATAGCTATGCCACACTTCTCATTGAACAACAGGTTTGCAAGATCCTCACAGATACTCTTTCCCAGCTGCAACGAACTCCGGTGGAGTGATATCTGGTTGAGACCATTCCAGACCCTGTAATCATGAAAACCCTTTACATCACCTCTGTACCAAGACTTCCAAGTTTCAATGTAGGTATTCATGCTCTCGTTGATAATATAGTTCCTATCCTGAAGAAATTTTACAAGTGATTCATGCACCTTTCTTCAACCTCCCTGCCCTTTCTAAGTTTTTCATCATTGTGCACAATGAGTATTCGAATGCGTCCAGGCTATCGATGTTCGAGGTTCCATTGTCCAGTCTAGAAGTCTTCAATTTGTCGTCCCAGATGGCCGATTGGAACGCTTCCCGAAGGTGAGCACACTTAACATTTATCTTTAACCTGTCCATGGCGAACAGAGAATTTGTCAGGTCAATGCGGTCGTTGATGGGGAATTTTATACAAGGCCTGATATTAGCCCTCAAGCCTCTGGCCGCAGCGGTATTCTTCAGGCCATTAACAAGCATCCCCTCCGCGTTGTCGGGAAATACCGAAGCAAAACCGTAGTCTTCAACAATCTGATCCAGAAAGATCAGGTGATGTCGGAAGAGTGTCTCCGGATCCATCTCCTCCTTGGTGTAGAACTCATCCAAGACAATTACCTCCTGGCAATCACGGGTTATACCTACAGCCACCGCTGTGTTGGCAGATTTTCCATGGCCCCAGTCTATACCAACGAAGGATCCCACCAACGACAGTTTTTTATCCTGGATATATTTGATGGGGTCGTCGATGATAAAGCGGTTGGGGTCGTTTACATAGGGGGAATAAATTGCGCCCTCGAGGGTTCCCCAGTTGCCCAGACCTTCGACTGCGTATCTACCGGGGGATTTTTCCTTCATCAGGTCGAACAGGGCGATATCGTCCTCCCCGAGGAACTCATTTTGCAGATAGGTTGTAGTCATCGAATTTGTGAACCTATCGGGCTCATCAAAAAACCGAGATTTGAGCCAGTGTTTTTCATTCCATGGGTTGAAGGTTATGATAAATTGCTTGAACAGGGGAGCCGGGATATCGCCACGGATAGAAAGGTCGAGCCTGTCGAAGTCAGATTCTTTCATGACCTGGTAGGCTTCTTCCAACCAGACGAAGCACAGATAGCCTTTTTCCACAGTAGCTGATGCGATTGACTGGGGATCGTTTAGGCCCCGGAAGATAATACTTTGGCCCGTTGGCAGATACACCAGTTTGATGGGGGAGGTAGTAGCCTTCCACAGATGTGAGACCCCCAGGCGATTTATTGCCCACTTGAGCTGGGCGAATGTTGAGTCCCGATGGTCTACGTCGTACCGGCGGACCACCAGACCGTTGCTCCCGGGGTATTGCATGATATTGTAGATGAGTTTGAGGGATGCGGTGCACGACTTCTTGGATCCGCGGCCACCCTTACAGACCAGGTATCGGGCCTTGCTCTCCCAGAAGGACTTGTAACCCCTCCCCAGAATCTCCGGGAGGCGTACCCTCTTAATTTGTCCTTCCATGGCATCCTCCGTCTACAATCAAAAACACTCGATTGTCGGTCGAGTGTTTTAGGGTTTCTGATCCTTATTTCTTCTTGGTGCCCTTACTTTTTAAGGCCTTTTTTGGGGCGGGCTTAATGATCCGAACAGGTTCAGGATCGTTCTTCCACCTCTCAATGATAGGTATTGGCTTCTTCTCCATGGGTCCGCCTCCTTCCTAATTACCATTATATCACACTGGTTAGAGAATGTAAATGGGCTATATCTCCCTAACCCGAATTTCTACCGCTTTAAAATCTCTTTTTGTCCAATTATCCTCTATATTGATGTCCCCCCTTCCGATAATCTTGAATTTACTCTTACCGGAGTATAAAACCTCCGACTCACTCCTCTTTAATGATATTGCCTTTATTGACATGGCTCCTTTTCGAGCTCTAGGTGTATCATCCACCAGTACCACAGGGGTGTATTTGCCTGAATAATCAACCGCGAAATCCTCTGCAATTTCTCTGTCGCTAGACCAACTGCTTATACCGTCTTGATCAATAATAGCCCCCTTAACCAGACCTTCCAGTGTTTCGGGTTTAATAGATATCCCCCGATAGAGAGGTCCATCATTCCATTTGCGGTTACATTCAGCAATTGCCCCCTCTAGTATACCAATCCGAGGGTCTAGATCGTTAGTACGAATTTCTATATAGCCATCTAGGGTAAACTCCTCTATAGCCTTTTCAACTATTAGCTTTTCTCCATTCCCCATACCTACCAGAGAATCCCTGAATTCGTACAGATCGTTGAAGTGACCCCATTTTTTGGACTTCCCCGATCCTGATCCTCTGCTGCCCATTATTTTTTACCCAGTTTCTTCTTGGGGGGAGTCACCTTAATTCCGGAACTGGTGGATTCGAAACGACCGTTGTTCGATTTAGATTTTGTTGCCACAGTCACCCCTCCATTTTTACAGTAATTTCCCAGCCACCCTTTCTTCGGGCGACCTTCGTTATGGTGTAAGACGAATTTCTCGCCAGAACGATCTCAGACTCCCTAGTATTTTTAGAAATGTAGGCGTAAGAGCCTTTGGGAGTCTGTATTTTCATAACCGTGTTGCGGTTATTGAAAATGTTGTTAGAGAGATCCGTGGAGGTAGACATAAAGGCTTTCTCTGTCACCTTGGTTCCCACGGTTGCTCCGGGGTTTTTTGGGTTAAAGCCTATGGCCTTGAGGTAGTTTGGGCTAACATTCCGGTAGAGGTTGATGCTCTCCTTGAGGGGTTTCATGTTCCGGTCTAGGGCCTCCATGGCTTTCCGAAGTTTCCCCCGCAGCTGTTTCCCTTCCCTCAATGCAGCATTTATCTTCTTTCCACCGGGGGAGTTGATATAGGCGGAGGTGTTCGACCCGGTAGATACTGTGTAGGTTATCTTACCATTCTCATCAATCTGATCAGGTGTTACCTTCCTGTCCCAATCAGTAGCTTCACGGGTATAGGCTGTTTCCACCTCGAAATTCTCCATGGCATTCAGATCATCGGGGGAGACATCTCCTTGATAGTGTTGCATATCGGAGAGGTTAACATCATGGAAGGTGAGAGCACGTTCTGATCCTGTTCCTCTGCTCCCCATGTTACTTCCTCCAGTGTTTCATCACGAGCTCAGCGTAAGAATTACTACCAGGGTTCAAGACATGGACCGAAAAGGCCTCGGCAAATGCTTCATCATTGTCGGTAACTGCATACCCTGATATGTGCCTCATAAATTCACCCTGAAGTATATTAGCCTCACCCCTTGAACGTCTATCAGCATTCAGTTCTCGCACAGCAGCATGGATTGCCTCAGTTGTGGAGTTATAATAGAGGCTCAATTTACTACCGGGCTGAATACAGAAATGGGCCATGTGCCCGATCTCATGGGCTATCAGACCTTCCCTCGTCGGCATGGCATGCCATCCGGGACTACCAGTGTAGTTGTTTGCGGTGTTGAATACCCGAATATGCCCCAGGAACCTGTTTGCATCAGCTAATACCCGAGGTCTGGGAGGAGTTCCTCCATCCTCCACAACGCGGAGGGGAAATTTGTTACTAGCAAAGAGCTCGGGATATTCTGTCAACGTCCTCCGAACTGCCTCGACAGCCGCTCCCCTGGCCCAATCCTGGACACCGGGTTCTATCATTGGACTGCCAATCTCCTTGAGCTTGTTGAGGTATTCCTCCCCTTGGACCTGCCCCTCATCGATCATCTGCTCTTGTTGGCTGTCTTTTGGGTTCACTGGCCTCTTTGGGACTTTCGGGGCGGACGGAGTTGTCTTAGGACTGCTGGATCCCCGGCTGCCCATTACTTCTTACCTCCGGTAAGCTTTTTGAACTCCGCGAATTCTTTTTTGACAGATTGAGGTGCCCCCTTCTTAAGGGCATATCCTCCGGCAGCTTTTACATATACCCATTTGCTGTCCAAAACCTTCGGTTTTTCAATTGTCATAAGTTTCTCCTCCTTCCCTGCTACCTTGGTATGCTATCATTATAATGATATTGGTAGCAGATTGTAAATGCCCCAGAAATTATTTTTTCACCCTGGTGTTGCCGATGTATTGGACGGGACCATCCAGATGGCCCCACAGCTTGGCTCCGCTATACATTAAAATTTTGGAAGGCTGTAGGACCTCCAGCATCTTGTTATATCCCTCAAGGAACATCTCCCTACAGGCCTTGTTCTGGAGTGTTCCCAGTGCCGAGATGGTAACCACCGAATTGTGGGGAACACCATCGAAGCAAAAGTCATACGACTTCTGATCAGACCACCCCACAGTTGGGATGACAGTGATTCCTTTAGATTGCCAATAGGCCCCACACCATTGGTTCCTGTAGTGGTTCCACTGTTGCATGGGGGTTGGGGTGTCGGAGTATAAGCTGAAGTCTGGAGAAAATGCCCCAGCGTGTTTTTTGATCGGATTCAAGTAAACGTCGGGGCTATTCCATACCCGGTTGAATTTGTGGTCTTCCTGATAAAACATAAGAAAAGCGTCCAGGTCCTCATTCTTGTAGAACAGGCTGAAACGCTTAATTTTGAAATCAGATGGGATCTCGGTCACAGGTTCCATGATTGCGTAACCTTTTTCTGTGAACTTCATGGTTTCTGGTGTCTTATACCAGTTATGGAAGTCTTGGTCGTTGTGAATTGTCATTTAATCCTCCAGGTCATCAGCACCGACGAACATGACCGGAACATTACTGTCGATGGTGAGTTTGTTGTCGAACAGTCCATATCGCTTAGCCAGCAGTTCTGCCGCTCTTGTGCGATCTCTTGGGTTCACCTGTTTTTTGAGTTGCTCAATAACCTGGTAGCCTTCGCCATCCAGTCGAGCCATAAGCACCTGCTCATCAATTTCACCCCGCATACAGGAGGTCAAGTACCGCAGGACTTCTTCAGCAGTTGCCACGAGTCCTTCAACAGTCTTGATCCTCGCCTCGGGGGTATTGGTTGGCCGTCTTGTCCTAAGCTTGTTTTTTGCCATCTTGTTAACAATCCCCCTTATCAGTTCTTTTGTGCTCTCTTTATCTCGGACCTGTCGGCTAGTTCTGCTCGCCAGTGCCCCGTTGGGATAATAATTCGCCAGCAGCATGGCTTGGCGGGTGTCCCCAGTTATCAGATAAAAATATGCGTAGGCCTCCTGCGATGCCCCAGTTGGTAGAGGTCCAGATTTTGGAAGCGGTGTTGATATCAATTATCCCACTCCTCCCAGATCCCACTAGTTTACATGTCCATTATACCAGACCTTTCCCTTCCCATGTCCATAGCTTTGTTTCACCCTTCTTACTTAAAGTTTCACCCAACGGGAAATTGCAACCTTTTTCCTGCCTATATATAATAGGTATGGGGAGTGTCGAAGGTTTGTGAGATTTTTTGAAAATATCTTGGTAAAACCATTTACATTCACCTTGGACTGTGATAATATATAACCATACCCCGCAATCTGCGGGGGAAATTACCTGATCCGGCAGGACAACCGGAATTTGGAAGGGATTTTAATTATGAAAAAGCTCAACTCTTACCTCAGAGTCGTCTCTCGCACTGGCAAAAACGCCTACCTCGTTGGCATCGACCTCGAGGCCAAGACCATCCACATCAACACCAACGACAAGGACCTCAGCTTCGCCACCGCACTCTCCTACAAGCTGTTTGAAGCAAACGAGACCCTGACCGAGAAGGTCCTCACTCGCATCCTGACCGCCGACGAAGCCCTGCCCAAGGCAGGCGAACCCGAGGATCAGGAACCCGAAGCCACCGACGAAGAAGCCATCCCGTATGGGACCTTCGAGACCCACACACCCAACGCAACCGACGACACTCTCAAGTACATCCCGGACCTGGCGGAGAAGATCGGCTGCACCCAGAAAAACCTCCGCAAACGCCTCCGCAAACTCGAGGAACTCGGCTTCATCATCAAACGCAATCACACATGGTGCTGGGACGACTCAACCTTCGAAAGCATGGTTGCCATGCTGAAGGACAAGGTCGACACAGCGGAGGATCCCCAGAACGGGCTGACCTACGCAAACGCCCACAAACTCGTTCCGATGCCCGGAGCTGACAAACTGGAAGAGCCCAAGAAATAAGGAATGGAAAACCCCTCAAGCCCCCTCACCGGGGCTTTTCTTTTGCGGGAATTCTCCTTCCCAACCCCATTTACTTTACCAACGGCTGATGGTATAATTAGATAGTAAGGTAAAACCTTACGGAAGGGAAGTTTAAGATGGAAAACAAAAATGACATTCTGGACAAGATCTCCGCACTGCTGGAGAGAACCACCGCAAAAGGTGCGACTGAAGCGGAAGCCGAGGCAGCACTGCTCCTGGCACAACGCATCATGGCCAAGTACCACATCGAGCTCTCCGAGGTTGTCAGACCTGATCAGGGCCCGACCATCGGAAGGAGTTCCACCGAAAGGAAAGCCATGTCACAATGGGCCATCCGCCTGCTCAACCTGGTCGCCGACAACTTCCGTTGCAAGACCTACCTGCAAAACCACTGTGGCGCATTCATTGGAGAGGACGTAGACCTGAAGCTGGCAACTGAGATGTATAGGATGCTCTACGACTTCATGGACCAAGGCGCCACGCGGATCCGCAGACAGTACCGGAAGCAGGGATTGCCCACAGACGGTGTCGGAGACAGTTACCTGCTCGGGTTCCTGAGGGGGTTGAAGGAAGCCCTCGACGAACAGAAACGCACCGAGAACTCGTCCTTCGCCCTGATCCTTGTCACCCCGCAGGCCGTAGTCAAAGCCTACGAAGACCTCTCCAAAAACTGGGGAAAGCCAGTTCACGGCAGGTCCCTCAACGGGGGAGACGATGACGCCTTCCGCCAGGGGATGAGGGAAGGCAAGAATTCACTCCACAAACGGCTGGCATAATTTGAAAGGAGAATGTAAAATGGGGACCAAGATGATTTGCCCGAGATGCCACAAAAACGAACTGACCGGGATGGACGCGCTGTCCCGGCTGGACAACCAGACCATGATCTGTTCCGCCTGCGGGATGGAGGAGGCGATCGAAGCCTTCCAGAACAAAGGCAAGGTTAGAAACTTCTGGACTGAAGTAAACCCCATCTCCCTGAAAACCTCCGCTCTCGCCACACTGTGGTCAATCCGGTTAGACCTGCTGGCGACAGAGAATGGAGTCATGACGGGAGAATGCGAAAGCCAGCTGTATTATATTCTCTCGCAAATGAACGAGTTCTGGGGGAAACTCCGGGGGGTTCTGGGAGTCTGACGCCTACACGCAATATATCAACGCCCATCCTGATCAGTACGACCACCTTGATAAAAACCTTGACAAGGAGATTCTGGACAGCTGGGAACGGGGAGAATCGTAACCCCTAGATCGCCTGATAAAATCCTGCCAGATAATAATGGCAGGATTTTATTTTGCGCCGATTTTAGCAGGCCTAATTTGGCCCCAGATGAATTTTTATTTCCGAGTAATATAAATTCGCTTCCAGGACATAAAATTCATCTGGGGCCAAATTAGGCGCATGGAATTTTAGGGAATTTTGCAGAAAAGTTGTAGGTTGTTTCTCATTTACAAGCGATGGCAAATGGTGATATAATCCAATTATACCAGCTGGACAAAACGGCTGAGATTGAAGAAGGGAGAGATTGGAAATGGCAAAAAGGAATATGGCCAAGTCCTGACCACGCTCAAGCAGGCGGTGGCCGCATCACAGAGGAAGGAGGTGTTATGAGTGGAGAATAAAAAGATCGAGCTGATGAAGGCGTTAATCGACGAATGTGAGAGGGAGATCGGAGCCTATATCTCTTTTGAGGGTCACGAAAAATCCGACGCCTACGTCCAGCAAAGAATCGAGCAAATCCAGGCGTTATGGGAACAAATCGACGAAATCCTAGCCGATGAACCTGATCAGGAATAACCCAAAGGAGAGGCCTACCGGAAACGATAGGTCTTTTCTTCTGCCAAGGAAAAGGCCCGGACCGTTAGGTCCGAGCCTTTCCCGGTAGGGGTAAAAAGAATGGAAGGGAAGTAGGATTGGTAGATTATTTGCCTTTCTTGGCAGTCTTGGCGGGAGCGGCCTCTGTCTCGCCTTCGTCGGCGTCGTCAGCCTCTTCCTCACCGGCTTCAAGAGCTTCCTTGATGAGTCTCTTGACTTCGGCGAGTTCTTTGGAGCCCTCTTTCCACTGATACTTGGCGCGCGGTCCGAATTTACCTTCCTGGGCTTCGACAGCCGGAGCCTTCATTCCATTTGCGCGGAGCAGAACGCGGATCTCACGGGCTTCACAGTTGAACTCAGCAGCCAGGTCTGTAACGGTAACCATCTTGGTCTCTTTAACTTCTTTTGCCATGTTATTTTTCCTCCTTGTTCGTCCAGTAGTTTGGATGACAATTACATTATACCAGACGACCCGAATAGTTGTAAATAGGCTATTTTCTCCTTTTGAATAAGGGGCTGTATCATGGGGGAAACTTTCTTTTTACAGGTCCTTCTCGTCGATGAAAGTCGCCATCATGTCTGCTGTGTGTGTCCACAAGACATTGGGGAATTGCTTGATAGCCTTTGTGTATCTGGACCAATTCTCACAGTCGTCGAAGGCCCCCATATGCCACCTAATGCAGTTTTCCTCCTCTGGTGTCAGGTCTATCCAGCTTTTCAAAAGGAGGACTGACATGTCTCCATGGCCCTTAGGATGGTCAGCATTCGGAGTGTATATTTGCTTGTCCTCATCCCACAGGTAAGCCCCGATTTTGCAGAGGTCGTGACCGTACCCGATAATAAGCGGGCTGTCCTGATCCTGCCAGGTCAGACTCATGTTTTGGGTCAGGACTTGCAGGTTGGTTGCTACGTGTTCGCTGTGTATCGCCAGACCGCCATAACAGTGCAGGTGATAGCAGCTTGACGCCGGATCCGCGTAGTAGGTGGTCTTCTCGAGTGCCACCTTGAGTGTCTCCCATCTTGTCACTGTGTTTTCCTCCTCAATTTTATGTGACCGTAGTCCTCGAATTTCTTACACGAGTGGAATATCCGCTTATTATTTACCCAGCGCTGTAGGTTCAAAATTTCCGGGGGAGCGTTCGGCTTGTCGAAGACCATGACGAATGGGTCAAAGCCGAGATCCACGAGCTCATAAATTCTGTATAGGTTTTCCTCCATAGTTGTGTTGAAGTTGGTCAAGACATATACTCGCGTTTTTCGAGCCCCAAGCCTGCCATACCGCTTGTAGAGGTATAAACCCTTTAACACATCATCACTCTGGTTCATCAGGTCCCACGCGAAATGGATCATTTTTACCTTGACGGTGTTTAAGGCTCTTACAAATTCTTCGTCAATCAACCTCACATCAAGGCCTTGATTGAATAACACCGTTGCTCCGCTGTCTGATAATTGTTTTAATAGGTCAATCCGTTCTTTACAAGCCGTCAAGTTCGGGTCTAAAAGCGTGATGTTCGGTTGACCGTTCCACCATTCCGACAAATCCGCAACCTTGATTGATTTGCGCCCTTCTTTCTCAGAAACAATGCAAAACGGGCAAGCGCGAGGACAACCCCTTGAAAGAAAACCGTATGCCGTGTCGGTGTTACCGTAGAGCGCATAATCGGGCATGATGTGTTCGACCTCTGACGGCAATTTATTATCTAACCCATATCCCGTACCGCCCTTGATAATCATCTTTGCGTTCATGGGTTCGGGCAGATCGGGAGAATATGTCTCGTCAAACACCTTGCTCATATAGACCAAGTCATACCCTTTTGTCCGGCGGTTCCACATCTCAACTGTATCTCCACAGGCTTTGTGCCAAGCCGACAACTTCATGAGTGCCAGGTTCGGGAAATTATGGCTGTCAACATCGAGCATTCCGACTTTCATTGGTTACCCCCCAGGCTCATTGACACCTCATTCTTGGCCTCGTAGTATTTATAATTCGCTGCAGCGATGGGGCACTCCTTGTGAGTATTCCGACCAAAGCACCACTTAGCTAAAACCTGATGTTTCTGAGTGCTATTCTTGAACCTCATCACGATGCCGTATTCCTGACCAAGGAATTCACAAGACATATTAGTTGATCCGAGGGATCCGTAAAACGGGCAGCAGATGCTGAGTGCAGTCTTATTGTCAACCATCGTTTTCGTCACTCCCCTTCAGAATTGCTGGGGGATTGTCGTTACGCCACCATCCGAATGACTCTTGGCCCGTAACCGAGTTCCGCAATATCTCCACAGTGCAGTCGGGTAGCAGCTCTCGTTCGTCGTATATCTCGAAGCCTTCCAGGGCGTATTGGGGACCAACTTGGAGCTGGACCTGATCAGGTTTTCTGGACTGACGGAGGGCCCTCTTCAATAGTACTCGAGTAATCCGGAGCTCTTTTTCCAGTTCATCCGCTCGTTCCTTCTGCCGGACGAATTTTATATAATTCTGTCTGGCGAGACTCATTTCTTCTGGGACCATATTATTTCTCCTCCCCAACATCAAGTTCCACCAAGGTCATGATTGCGTAGTTCGCCAGATCCATGAGGGTGTCGGTCACAGACTCGTTATTCACTGCCTGATCCTGGCACTTCACAGTCAAGGCCTTGACCCTGTTCAGCTTATCCTCCAGGCGAATGCAAGGCATCGTCATTCCGTATTCTCGAAACGACTTAGCGAATGCGTCGTCGTAGTCTTCGTTCTTCGTCTGATACAGTCGGTTGAGTTCCTTGCAGATGCTCGCGTGTCTGCAGTATTTGCCCGCGTATTTTTTTGCTTCGCTCATGGTCTCACCCCCAATATCAACAATATCATGGCGCAAAATACACTTCCAACGAAGAGTATGGTTGCCGCTATTCCGATGACTATGAGGGCGATTCCTATTACCTCTAAAACTCCTCTCATCCTGCCACCCCATAGGTCACAATCCAGACTCGGCATTGCTGGACGCCAAGCTGTTGGGCTATTTCCTGGCTCTCCACAGCCAAGTCAATCTGTCCTGATCCAACTCCGCAGTCATCCACGACGAAAGTGCCCCGACCTTCCACCATGATTATCGTCCCGACTGGAAGTGACCCGCTCTTTACGGCTGCCGTATATCCTGGCACAACAGGGTGGCCTGTTGATGTGATGCCGTTACCCAGCCCATCAGCCCAGCCACCATTTTCATCAGGATCAGGAGTGTAATTTGTGACCTTGAAAGTTCCGATCAATTCCAGCTCAGGAATATGCAACCCCAATTCGCCAAGAGTGATTGTCTCGCCTTCCAGAGGCTGTATTTCCTGGGGCACTTGTTCCGCTCCGAGCGGCATGCCGTAATAATATGGCATGAGCAAGAGCAGGATGATGCAGATGATTGAGAATATGAGGTATTGCCTTTTTACTTTAGTCGTCAAAACCTGTCCACTCCTCTCCGGTCCGCTTCCACATTTTAGGCTTCTTCGGATTATTCTTCTCCGATGCTCCGCCTTTTCCGTTGCCCCTTCGAGCTTCCTCCGCTAGGCATTCCATGATATCCCCGTGTTTGATATCTGCCAAGCGTTGGGCTCCGGTCCTGTGATCCACAGGTTCAGTATAAATTGAAGTTGTGGTAGGATCAGGTGGCTCCTTCTTCATCATGCGTTCGACTTTCCGATAGTTTATTTCATACTCAACTAACTCTCTGTTCCGCCTCTCTAGGGCTACTGGATCAGTAATTCTGCCGGTGCAGGGCTTACTCACCAACTGAGTGAAGACATCACACCTTCCGGTTGTTTTGCTAACTAGGTTGAGACATTGGCTGCATTGATCAGGTATTTTCATGATGTGCCTCCGTAGCTGAGTTGATAGTATAATTATACCATATCTTGAGGACCTTGTAAATTGACACTGAAAATTGAGGAGATAAAATATTTCGCCCTTTGAGGTTATGTGACAGGTGGGTCTTACGGGGTGATATTTACGGTATTATATATATATTTATATATATATAATACCGTAATATACCTGTAGACACAGCCACATAAAAACTGAAAAGACTGCTACTTCCGGAAAAAATCTGTTAAAAATTCCGCTTTTGACTGAGGAGAAGCAGCCTTTCAATTTTCCGCAATAGACTCCGCAATGACTCCGCAAGTATATAAATTTGACTATACTTTCTAATTTGTTGTTTAAAAAGAATCCGGCGGATCCTTGTGGGGCATTCAACTCCAGAATTCCGTTATCAGTCTTCACAATAGACTACGCAATAGACTACGCAATGATTACGCAATGATTACGCAAGACAGATCAAAATTTCCCGGGATGACCCTTTGTGCCTGCTTTTTGCCAATCCCATGAGAAGAGCCAGTCAAAAGACTGATAAAACCGCAAAAATGGAGGCTGACCTCTCGATCAGCCCCAAAAAGGGAGCACTTAGGTGGCGAGCGTAACCTTCATCGTCTTCCCCTGTCCGACAGTAACGAAAGACGGATCTCTTTCAACTATCTTTGAAACCCTATCACGGGAAGTGTTGAGTTGCTGAGCGATATTATATAAGCTCGACGGTCCTTGGTCTAGGATCAGTCGGAAGATCTGTTCGGCGAGAGAAGATTCAACGGCATTGCCTGATACCGAGCAGGAATACCCCTCATCACTCGAGTGTATTTCTAATTGCAGTTTTGGGAGAATACCTGCGGCACGGAATTCGCGTTCAAGCATCAGCTGTCCGAAAGCGCCTGCTCCCACAGGTTTTGGTCCGGCGACGATAATAGGCATCATGTTTATAGGATCGACAGTCTTCGCCTCTTTTGACTGTAGGAATAAGCCTGACTCAGTCCAGCCGTGGAGAGCGACCGATCCCAGCATTCGTTGACCCCCTCGGGCAGCCATCCCGTTCTTATTCCAGTGGTGTATCAGCATGACCGAGGTATTATACCTATTTTTCAAATCCAGTAACCACTGTAAAACCGGGTTCAGCTCTTTCGCGGAATTCATCTCGCCATCAAACATTAAGTAGAGTGGGTCAAATATAACTAAGGTTGGTTTTATGTCCGCCAGGTAAGACTCCAGCAGTTCGATGTGTAGCGGGTCGGAGAAGTTGAAGCCATAGTTATTAAGAAAAGCGATCGGCAGGTTGGGGGCGAACTCGATAGCCAGCTTATTCCCCTTCTCTTCTACTGATCCTAATAAACCTTTCGAGGCCATGATCTTCTCCATGCGATCCTTCACGATCCAGTCGCTATTCTCGTTCTGAATCATGAGGACAGGGCCCTGATCCTCAACCGCGTATTTTCCCCACAGCGGCTTACCTGAGGCCACCGAGACCGCAATATCCATGGCGACCGTTGACTTGAATGTCTTGGGGTCTCCGGCGATAATTCCGTGCGACCGTCGTAACCAGATATCTTTCACCATCCAGCCAGGTTGTGAGGTTATGCCCCCCATAAAGGTTGTAAAATCCTTGATGGGGAGGGACTGGACATCCTCAGCCTCGATCTCCTCTACAGGATCAGGCTTCGTGTTCCCCACATATATTTTCTCAATCTCGGTAGTTATCCGCTTCATCTCATCGGCTCGTCCTCGGTATTTATTCCAGGCTGAGCCAGCAATAAGTGCCACAATATCCTCCATCGGAATTTTAGCCGCGACCAGCTCCTGCTCAATAGACCACAAGACTTCAGAGCGGTGGCCCACCTCGATACGAGCCTCAGGATATTGCAACATGTGAGAGATTTTGGGGGGTATTTTCTTACGGTATTTTGACAGCAGGGCGACAAAGTTTCCCAAGTCAGGACCTGAGTCCCCAGTCTCTGGAGTAGGCAGCTTTTCAAATTTATCTTTCGGCAACCTGAGCGGCTTCTTCCATAATACAGCGCCTTCTTGTGCGGGAGCGTATTTATAATTGAAAGAGCCCGGTATTCGTAATACCTGAGTGAGGTCCCAACCGCCTTTATCTGCCCCGATGTAATAGGATAAATTGCGGTTGAGATTTTTATGTTCCGAGGGTGATAGGGGCTCCTTGAGGAACCACAGACCCTGGAAGCGGGTTGTGGAGGACCTCCACGCCACTGATGGCTTCAGGTCCTTGAGTGTCTCCGGATCCACAGCATCCAGGTCCGAATATAGGACCGGGCTTTTCTGGACAAAATCCTCGCGCCTTTTTGGGTGGTCGAAAGTCCAGATGCTCCAATAGGTATCAGCTTTTTGTTTGCAAAGTTCGTCTACCTTCGCTTTAATTTCCTTTGCCTGATCAGGATATGAGAACGGAAAATCTCGCCACTCGGAACCTTTCTTGCTACAGATAAAAACATATCCCGCTGGCTGAGCATCCCAGGCATCGAAACAGATTGACAGATCGTTCATGGCTTAGGCCTCTTTCTTTCTATAGTCGCGTAACGGGAAATTTTGTGGGAGATCCTCTTCCAGAACAAACCACTGCCACCCCGTTTTAAAGGCCCGTAATTTGCCATGGTTGATAGCATAGAGTACCTGCCGAGTTGTCACTTTAGGATATCTCAAAGCGACCTGTCTTACAGTGAGCAGGCTATTACTCATTGTTTTGCACCTCCATTCGTACGAAATTCCGTGTTATAGGAACATTATACCAGAATTTCTAATTGTTGTAAATATATCAACTTTTAAAGGGCGAAAATAAAAACCGATACCTTATTATATATGCGCGCGTAGCTGAGGAGAAAAAAGGAGAGAAAAATACAGTTTACAGGGTCCTCAAAATATGGTATAATAAAACCATAATTTATCGGAGGTGAGCACATGAGTATCAGGAGCATTAAGAGAAGCATGGCCCGGAAGGCCATGGCTGACCGAGGCTTCCATGGGGTCCACAAAGGCGACCGTCACGGTGGTAGTTTCTTCTCCCGGAACTGGAAACAGTTTTTTGAGAAAGCTGCCGAAGAGTACCGGGGGAAGTCTCATAACACCAAGGGACCCAAAAGGCGCAGGACCGAGATTAAAGTAAAAACTGATTAAGGAGAAAAGAAAATGGCTGCTATAATAACACCCTGCAAAAAACCTACCTTCAAGCGATACAAATATTTCAACGGTAAGGACTACCTAAGCATCCGCAAAATTATTCAGGAATTTATAGACTCGCCTGCGGACTGTGTCGAGGTAAACTGGGAGAGCCACTACGCAACCTATGATTCATGCTTCACCTCATTTTCCAACTCGCTCAAGCACTTTCATCTCTACCCCAATATCAGGATCAGAACATCCGACAAGAGAGTCTTCATCGTAAAGGAGAACCAAAATGCTGATAATTGTTGAAGGCTTCGACAACAGCGGAAAAACCTCACTCGTCAATCACATAACAAAACATAATCCTCAAGGACCTTCGATCGTCTTCCACAGTCGCCCAGGTATCGATCAGGGGGCCAGACTCGGAGAACTGCTCGCCTGGGTGAGGACCTATCCTTCCAGCCTGGTAATCACTGACCGTATTGGGATAATCGGAGAGGAAGTTTACGGCAGGAACCTAAGGGGCTACAGCGAATTTAGCCGGGAGATGTTTGATGTCTGGACCTCCTTTTTCTACGGTATTCCTAATGGGGTGAAAGTCGTCTTCATCTGGTGTCATCCCAGAAACCACGAGATGGGTAATAAACCAGAGATGGAGGGAGTGGTGGAGAACAGGGCTTTTCTCCTCGACAAATATGATGAGACCATGGTAAAAACTCGACGGATATTCGAGAAGAAAAAATTCGAAGGTAGAAACGTCGCCTTCGTCGAGTTCGACTACCAACAGGATCCATTTTATCGGAATATAAGCCGCCTCTTTGGCGGAGAAGGAGACTTAAAATGAATGTAAAAGATATACAGGAGAACCTCAACCTGTCAACGGGAGACCGTGTCGAACTCATGATTGCTCAGCAGAAACACCTCATGGAACAGTACCACCACATCGAGGCAAAATTCCGGTTCACAAACCAATGCCCTGTGGATCTGGACGACAGCCGAGGCCAATTGCTCCTGAAAGATTTTGCCTGGCGGACTACGGAGGAAATTGCTGAGGCCCTCTCTGCCCTCCTTGACGAGACCGACGATAGCAAGGTTATTCACTCACAGGAAGAGATTGCCGACGCTCTCCACTTCCTGCTTGAATTTACCGTTTTGTCCGGAGCTGAGCCGTACCTGGTGCTTATGATGGGGCCTGATGACGACTTGCTTGATGCACTGTTCTATGGCGCATCTGATCAGATTGCAGATAAAGGCGTCGCCATTATCACCGAATCAGCCGAGACAATCCGCCAGCTCGGCATGGTATGCCACACCCTCAAGAATAAGCCCTGGAAACAAACTCACATGCTCACCGATAAGATCGAGTTTTATTCACGGCTGATCCAGACTCTCCAACAATTCTGCCGGATGAGTTACGCTTTCGGGATGGGACCTGAGGAATTGTTCCAGATGTATTTCCGAAAGGCAAAGGTAAACGAATTCCGACAGAGAAGCAAATATTAAAATGAGGCCACGTGATAAAGGCAGGAGGGTTCTGATTGACTTCGGGGCCCCCTGCCCACCCACCAGAAAGCAGCTGGCTTTCATCCAGGAAATTGAATGCTATATAGTGGAGGAATTTAGGGGAGAAACTTTTGAAGAAGCCTCGGCATATATTTCCCGCAATATTGATCTCTATGAGCAATTCAAGGAACTGGATGAATCAGAAACTGATCCGTGCATGTTCTCGCTGGAGGACATTTACGGAAACAACGACTAGGGAGGAAATTGAAATGACTAAAAAGTGGATTGCTATTCTCATCGCATTAGTAGTACTCCAGGTGATCTACACATTCCTGAGCATCATGCGAACGGGATCAATCGCAGGCGAATTCATGGTAATTCCGGCGGTGGTCCTGACTTACTACCTCATAAAAGACCTCGCCAAAATCATCAAGGAGGAATCTGGGAAGTGATAGACATTGACTTCTCCCTCACCCTCTGTGACTACTGGATGAATCTACTCACCCAGGTCGCAGGAGCCAGAACATCCACCACACAATTCTCCGGTATAAAATACCTCGCGGACATAGTCCACACAATGCCTGGGGAGGCCTTTACAGGGGCGACAGGGTTCGCTTTGGAGGAGCTCGGGTACTCTGGATCAGGCGCCAAGCTGAACGCCTTAAAAAGGATCTACATGGATGGCGAGTCAATCCGGGCCGCCAGAGAAAAGTTACAATCTAGAGAGGCCCAGGAATTCTCCTCTGTGGTGGTGAATACGATGGCTGGGTCAAAACAAAAACGCAGCCAAGGACACTGCATGACCTCAATAATCATAACCAGGAACAGCAGAAAAAAGGGTCAACGAGATATCAGGCTTTCGGTCATGTATCGTATGACTGAGTCAGTTCGTAAGTTCGGAGCGGACTTGGTCTTCTTTAAGGAGATCCTGTTCCCCACCATCCTGGGCGATGACATGAAGAACTTGAAGTCAGTCTCCTTTCACTTCGCCAACATCTCCTTTTCACCCCTATTCTTTCCCCTCCTATTGTCAAAGCTGGGCCCCGATAGGTTGCCTGAGTTCCTGGATAAATTAAAAGAAAACCCCACCACTCACCGAGCAATTCTTGGAGTCCTGCGTAGGGACATGGAACATGAGCTTGGCTTCCACGCCTATCGGACCCGGAATGTCATGCAGACGAAAGCCCATGAGGCTTATGCGGCTTGTCCGGAGATAAAACGAGTGTTGCAGGAGTTGATAAAAGAGGAGTAATTGCCCTCCACCACAGCCAACTGCGACATATTTGGGTGTAACTCACCATTTACGGATGCCCCTGATCCTGATATAATAGGTATATAAACCAAAAGGAGGCCTGATCCATGAAATTATTTTTTCCGATGAATCCCAAAGAGCTCGATAACTGGGGGAAAGTATGGGAGCTCCTGGAATCCCCCGAGTGGTGTCTCCAATTAAAGCGAGACGGGGTGAGGGGCATAATCCAGGTGACTTCCGAAGGCTGCCGGATATACGGCAGGAAGGCAGGCAAATCCGATAAGACCACCCCCCTTGAGATGACCAGAAACCTGCCGACTCTGGCGAAGAAGGTCCTGCCCTCATATCTATGGGGATGGGCCTTTGACTGCGAGATATACCATCCGGGTAAGAGTTCGGCAGAGCTGGCGGGGGCAATCAACCCCAACAGGGTCCAGGAACCTGTGGAATGGGAGAGAGAAATTGAGTATTGGTGTTTTGATATTCCCCTGATCAGGGAGCAGGAAAATACCTACAACCAGGAACAACGAACTTTCCTGCTCGACTTGATATTCTCGGCATACGAAACAAACTTTTCCAAGCGGGGTCTATCTGATAGGTTCTTCCCAATGATGAGGGTAGAAACCTTCACAAGGGATAAGTCCGATATTTTAAGGAAGTGGCTTGCCAAGGGAGAAGAGGGTGGTGTATTAAAGAAGTTGGACTCTCCCTACCTGTTTTCCTATTTGGAAGAAGGCCAACGATCCGCCAATACCTGGGTGAAGGCAAAAAGGGCCTTTGATGGTGATTTTATCATCACAGGTTTTCAGCCTGCTGAGAAGTATTATACAGGAAAAAATCCTGAGGTCTGGCAATACTGGGAGACCGACCTTGGGCACAAATACTACGGAAGCCGCAGGGGATCTACTGATAAGCCCCTGACCAAGTTCTTCTATTATGACTACATCGGGGCGGTAGAATATGGCCTGTGGATGTCAGAGGAATCGTTCAAGAAATACTCCGCTAAAAATAAATCAATGAAGATAGTCTCCAGGGGAGAGGATAGGGTCCTAGCCGTAATTGGATCGACTTCGGGCTTCGACGATCTTCTCCGCATGGAGATGTCTAGGGAGCCCAATAAATATCTTCGGCAGGTGGTCAAGATCTCAGGAATGGAGCAACTGAAGGACACATTAGCCGTTCGTCATCCGAGCCTTGACTATATCCGATGGGATAAGGATGAGATGGAGTGTAGGGTAGGGGAGAAATTTTAGTTTTACTTTAGGTCCAAAATCTGATATAATTATACCATAAAATTCAAGGAGGAAACCGTATGAGAATCTACCAAAATTTTATTGAGGCCCATGGAGAGATCCTTCGGGATGTGACCGAGATGGGCATCATCGTTCGTCCGAAAACAATGCAGGATAAAAAGATTGAGGGAAATCTCGATTATGAGACCTTCGAAGTCCAGAACTATGGCTACATCGTTACTGGACCCAAGAAGGAGGACCTGCACCCCAACCAACCCTGGGCTGATCAGGAGTTTGTCGAGAGAATAAGCCCGTATGTAAATCCTGGCGAGGCTTGGATATCTCGGAAGGAGGTCTGGACTGAGTTCCTTCATGAAACACCCATCGGGCACAAATTCGGCTACACCTATTCGGAGAGATTCTCCGCCTATGACGGCCTCCGACGGATCATCGCACGGATCAATGAAGATCCGGATAGCCGCCAACTTTATCTCTCCGTATGGGACCCGGAAGATGTGAAATATCTGGGCTCGACCACCCGTATACCCTGTTCTTTGGGGTACTTGTTTCAGGTCCGGAATGATAAAGTCAACATGACCTATACCATGCGCAGCTGTGATGCCGTCACTCACTTCCACAATGATGTGTATCTGGCTTTCCGGCTGCAGGAATATGTAGCGGCGGCTACCGGCTATGCCACAGGCAATTTCACCCACTTTGTCAACTCCCTCCATATTTATCGGAAGGATGCTAAGGGGATATTCTAAGGAGGAACAGATATGAGAATTACCAGAACCAAGTTATATCAGGAGATATGCAAATTGATGGCCCTCCGGGGAACTTGCGAGCGGAATCAAGTCGGATGTGTAGTGGTTCGGGAGGGCAGAATAATTGCTACAGGCTACAACAGCAGTCCAACCGGAACCTCTCATTGCTCCGATGTAGGATGCCTCATTGACTCTGATACCGGCGGATGCGTTCGGACCATTCACGCCGAAGCTGGGGCAATTTCCTTCGCCGCAAAACACGGAATAGCCCTCGATGGTAGCACACTTTATGTGACTCTCAGTCCCTGCCTGGACTGTGCAAAACTGATCCTCAATGCCGGAATTGAAAAGGTGTTTTTTGGCACAGGTTATAGGAAAGTAGAAGGGGTTAATTTCCTTAGGGGGGCTGGGGTAGAGGTTGAAGAGTGGGGGGTATCAGAGTGAGTTCCATCCAACGCAACCGGAACTGTGACTTCTGCGGCCTGGGGAACACGACTGAATATGTCTGCGTCATGGGGAATGGTCCCCAAGACGCCAGGATCATGGTGATAGGAGAGGCTCCTGGGGCCGCTGAAGAAAGGACCGGAAAGCCATTTCAGGGCAGGGCTGGACAGCTACTAGACAAGCTCCTCTCTGATAATGGAATAAACCGAGACGAACTATATGTGACGAACTGCGTCCACTGTAGGCCCCCTGAAAACCGCACCCCTACAAACCCAGAAATAAGGGCCTGTAAGCCCTACCTGGACATGGAGATAGCGGGCGTAAATCCGGAGTATATCTTGTGCTTGGGAGCCACAGCCTACAAAGCCCTCTTTAATAAGTCCGGAATTATGGAAGCCCGAGGGAGTCTGATCCAGAAAGACGGCCGCAAATACTTCCTCACCATTCATCCAGCAGCGGCCCTGCGACAACCGAGGATGGCCCCATTCCTGGAAGCGGACATCAAGAAGTTTGCCGAGATAACGAGAGGAATGGTACCCTCGGAAGATGAGATAAAGTGGGACTACATCGATGACATGGCCAAGCTGAGGAGTTGTTTTGCCGACCTGTTAGCCTCAAAAGAAATAACCTACGACTTCGAGACCAGCACGAAGGCTGATCCAGTGAATGGCTACATCTACTGTCTTGGGATTACTACCGAACATCACACCTGGTCTATTCCCTTCAACTATATTGGAAGCCCTTGGCCACCAGAGTCCGAGGAAAAGATGATGGCAGTATTGAAGAAAGTATTTACCCGGAAGGACGCGAAATATATTGCCCACAATGGTAAGTTCGACGGAAAATGGTTTGTGACAAAAGGTGGGTTTACTGTCCGGCAGACCTTCGACACAATGCTCGCTTCGCATTTGCTCGATGAGAACCGCCTCCATGGACTGAAACCTCTCGCCAAGATTTACTTCAATGCCTCAAATTATGAAATTGCCTTCCCCATTAAGGGTCTGGATGGTGTTTCTAGGGAAGAGATCCGGAACTTCCAGCCAAAGGCAAAGGGTGTTCCGGATATAAAGACTCTCTGCCGATACAACGCCTACGACACATATTATACAAGGCTGTGTTATTTGAAGTTCCGAGAGGAGCTCAAGGAGGATAAACGACTCCTGACCATATTTAGAAGGTGGACAATGCCGGCCTCAAACGTCCTGCAAAGGATCGAATTGAATGGAGCCTATGTTGACTTTGAGAAATATCAGGAAGTTATGCACGAGTTGGAGACAAAGACTGACCAACTCTTGAAGAACCTCAACGAAATATCCGAACATAAGGTTGAAAATTGGAATTCAACACAGCAGGTTGCAAAATACCTATTTGAGGACCTGGGGCTGCCAGTACTTGAAACCACCGATAAGGGAGCACCCTCCACATCGGGAGAGAATGTTCTGCCTCGGTTGATCGATGAGCACCCTGTGATCCAGGCACTTCTGGACTATCGGGAGAATATAAAACTCCAGCAGTTTATAGCCTCCTGGGGAGAGAGCATGGATAAGAACCACTACATGCACCCCAATTTCAAAATTCATGGGACGGTCACAGGCCGTTTATCCTGTGTTGAACCGAACCTGCAGCAGGTCCCGAGAGACCCCCTGCTCCGATCGCTTATTACGGCTCCTGAGGGTTGGACACTGGTTGAAGCCGACTATTCACAGGCGGAGCTCAGGATTGCAGCTATGCTGGCGAATGAACCAACTATGAAACTAGCATATCAGACCGGGCAGGACATCCACGCTAAGACAGCTTCGGCAGTAATGGGAATACCTGCTGATCAGGTAAGTAAAGCCGATAGAAAAAAGGCAAAAGCAGTTAACTTCGGTTTTCTATATGGGATGTCAGCCAAGAAATTCAAGCTTTACGCCCGAGACAAATACCAGGTGAAATTATCCGATATAGAAGCAAAACAGTTCCGAGCCAAATTCTTCGAGCTATACCCTGTGCTCCTGAACTGGCATGAACGCCAACGTCAGTTTGTCCGGAAGTTTAAATATGTCCGGAGCCCCCTTGGTAGAAAGAGACGCCTGCCGGAAATCGACTCACCAGAAAAATCCGTCGCAGCCGAAGCCGAGAGACAGGCCATCAATTCACCCGTCCAAGGAACCGCCTCCGATCTCTGTGTATTTGCAATGATCCGGCTATCAAAAGAGTTCGGTCCCGAGGTATTCCGTCCCATAGGCCTCGTCCATGATGCAACATTGAGTATGGTTAGGAATGACCGACTCTATGAAATAGCTGCTCGGATAAAGAAAGTCATGGAGGACATGGACACTGTGGAGGAAGTATTCGGCTGCAAGATAACAGTTCCCATAGTCGCTGATGTAAAGCTGGGACCCTGGGGAAAAGGAAAGGATTTTGAAAATGAAACACAGAAATAAAGCCTCGGTCTTCTCCATGATGGGCGATAAGAAGTTCAGGAAGGATGACTCTCGGGCAATATTAGACTTTTATGCTACGCCTCCTCCCGCGGTTGAGGCATTGCTAGAGGTTGAAAAATTCAGCCAGACTATACTAGAACCGGCGGTTGGAATGGGCCATATAGCAAAGGTTCTGGAAGAACACGGTTATTCTATAATTGGGAGGGACATAAAGGACTATGGGTATAAAGAAACAAGGGTGAAGGATTTTCTCTCCTCTGATAAAATCATCCCCTGGGACATTGTAACAAATCCACCCTATGAACTGGCAGATGAGTTTATAAAGAAAGCAATGGACTTATTAAAGCCAGGTAGAAAGATGGCAATGTTTCTCAAGGTTATGTTTATTCAATCGAAACAAAGGAAGGCGCTCTTTGAAATATACCCCCCAAAGGTTATGTATGTAATTTGCTCCAGAGTAAGAGGTGGTAAGAATGGAGAATTTCCAGAAGGGTATTATGGCGGAGCAGTTCAATACTGCTGGTTAGTATGGGAGAAAGGGTTCACGGGGGACCCAGTTATAAAATGGATAGATGTGAAAAAATAACCAGCAGGCCCTTAACACAGGAAGAATAAAATAATTTACTTTTTGGCCAAAATCTGGTATAATTATCATATAAAGGAGGTGAAAACATGGTAGTATCACAGTCTAGTATCAAATTGTATAAACAGTGTCCTCAGGCCTACTACTACAAAAAGATGGAGAATTTAGTCCCAAAACATACGGCCCTTCCCCTACAAAGGGGTGTCATACTTCATTCCGCCCTCGAGGCCTATTATAAACAGGATAAGAAGAAGACCTGGAGGAAAGCAATCGAGGAATACCGGGAATTCTGGGATGGACTCCTGGAAGAGGAACAGGTTGAGCTTTACGGCGGTGATCTACTCGGCGATTGTGTAAAAATCATGGAGGGTTATTGTCGGACGTACGGCGACAAGCCAAAGGAAAAGGTTCTTGCTGTTGAGATCGACATATCAGAAAATCCTGTTGAGCTCCTACCTGGTTTATTCCTGTCCGGCAGGATAGACCTGATCAGTCAGGACGACAAGGGGACCTGGATCACCGAGCACAAAAGCCACCGGAAAATACCCACAGAAGAGACCAGGTTCCTCAATACACAAACGGTTCTATATCAGCTGGCAGCCGAAAAACTCGGTTTTAAGGTAGACGGAATTCGGTGGAATTACCTCCGGACAAAGCTTCCCACTGTCCCCCGTGTATTAAAGGATGGAAGTCTCAGCAGAGCAAAGGACATTGATACTGACTATCATACTCTCTTAAATGCCGTAGTTGCTAATGGGGAGGACCCAAAACACTACCAAGAGGAACTGGAGAGGGTGAAGTCTAACGAGTTTTATGTCCGGAGGTACAGCCCGAAAAATGAGAAGGTGACGGCCGCTATCCTGGCAGATATTCGGAATGTAGCCCCACTCATGGATCGAATGGCGAGGTATCCATATCGATGCCTTGACACCAGAACCTGCAAATCTTGTTGTTACAAGACCCTATGTCAGGCTGAACTGCTGGGGCTAGACACCAGCTTCATCCTGAAGAAGGACTTTATAAGAAAGGAGGAAAGTATTGATGCAAACAGCTACGAAGAAGAAAACGACGAATAAAACTCACGCAAAACGTAAGCCGGAGGTCTCCAGTATTGCTAGCCGGATTATCCCCGTTTCACAGGTTGAGGACTATCTGAAGTGCCTGTTCTTCGGAAGATCTGGTACTGGTAAAACTACACTCGCCGGTACCTTTCCCACTCCGCACCTGTTTTTGGACGTCAGAGACAAGGGAACGAAGAGCATAAAAGAGGTCCCCGGAATTGAAGTCCTCCAGGTTGAATCATGGTCGGATTTTGAAGAGATCTACTGGTATATCTACAATAATCCGGGGAAGTACAAGACCCTCACCATTGATACAGCCACCCAACTCCAAGAACTCTGTATGCAAAAGGTTAAGGGTACTGATGCTATCTCAAAAACCTCCCGGCAAGCATGGGGGGAAGTAGGAGAACTCATGAAGGCATGGATAATCCGCTTCCGGGATCTGCCGATGTTTATCAATTACATCGCCCAGCCACGCACCGACGCTGAAGAGGATAGCAATGACGAACTTACACCTGAGGTGGGTCCGAGAGTTAGTCCTGCAACAGCTGCAATCCTGAATGCTGCTGTGGATATTATTGGCTATACCTTCATCCGAGAGGTGGAAAAGAAGGTAAAGAGTAAGGAGGGTGGAAAAACCCGGAAAGAGACCATCACGGTGGACGAGTATTGCTTACGGATCGGTCCCCACCCCGTCCTCACCACTAAGTTCCGTCGGGATAAGACCCTAGGCGGAAAAATTCCTGATGTTATCGTGGATCCAACCTACGATAAATTAAAATCAATCATCGAAGGAGAATGAAAATGGCTACCAAGAAGACCACAAGTTCCAAAATCACCCTTGACATGACTGGAGTAGAATCCAGTTCACTCATCCCTGAAGGCGACTATACCATCCAAGTCGCAAAGGTCGAGAAGACCGTTGCGGAGTCCTCGGGAAAACCCACCCTCAAATGGGAGTTCCAGATTACCGACGAGGGGAAGAGCGGCAAGCTGTATTACAACACCAGCCTGCAGCCCCAGGCCTTGTTCAATCTCAAGAACCTGCTCCTCTGTCTTGGAGTTCCAGTACCCAATGGCAAACTGGAGTTGGACCTGGACGATCTGATCGATCGTGAATGCGGCGCCACCGTCTCCCATGAGGTTTACGACGGTAAGAAAAAGTCCCGAATCTCCGACATTTTTCCCCTCGAGGAAGAATCAGATGAAGAAGCTGAAGAGGATGAGGAAGACGAAGAAGTTGAGGAAGACGAAGAGGAAGAAGAGGAGGACGAGACCCCCGATTACGATGCCCTCAGTAAGATCGACCTCAAAGAACTCTGCCGGACCCGCAAAATCAAAGTCAGCAAAGAGGACGACAAAAAGTCACTCATCGCTAAGCTCGAAGCTGCAGACGAAGAGGAAGACGTCTAATGTCGGAGGCCTCCTTAGTCACCCGGATTAAGCGGGCCCTAAAGAGAGAACGGGGCGGAAGGTGGATTAAGGTTCACGGAGGCCCCTACCAGGAAGCAGGTATATCCGATATAATAGGATGCTGGCAGGGGACCTTCTACGCGATGGAAGTCAAACTACCCGGTAAAGAGAAGACCTTGACGAACCTTCAACAAGCATTTATTGACGATATAAATGGATCCGGAGGAAGAGCCACAATGATAACTTCGGTGGATCAGGCCCTCAAATTTGTTAAATAATCGGAGCCCTTCGGGGCTCTTTTCTTTGGGGAGAAAAAACCTCAAAACTTTCTGGAAAGACCATTTACAAGCCCCATCTTATATGGTATTATTATACCATAATCTAGTCAGGAGGAGAAGAAAGAATGGCTACAGTAAGGGAAGCCCTCACAACGATCAGCCGGAACTGTGATGGAGCAGTTACCCGCGATGGCGTTGGCTTCAATGGGGTGGACACCGGATTTGCAAAGGCACTGCTCACAAAAACAACATGGACTCCGAAGATGGAGATGGCGGCCCACAAGCTGCTTAAAAAATACCGCGCCCAACTTCGGGAAAGCGGCATCGATTATGACACCCTGGAACTTGTGGATCAGGACAGGACGACACCCTCGGGGAACCAAATTGATCTGACCTTTAACGGCAGTGAGTTCCTGCTCAGAAATTCGTTCTTGGAGAAGGACTTCGTCAAGGAGAAGCTGACTGGCGAACGCCATTGGGACTCCGAGACTAAGACCTGGAAGTTCAAGCCCACAGTAAGTTTCATGGCGAAGGTCCTGGAGAACAAAGGTAAATTTACCTCGATCTCCCAGGAAGCCCGCGGCGAGCTCAACCGCCTCTACGTGGAGAGCAGAAAGACCGGGACGGTAAACCCTACCGAGCCCCAGCAGTTAGATGACTTGACTGCTGGGGCTGGTACGGATTTTTCATCAGTGAAATCCTACATCAAGTCAGAATACTTTCCCCACCAGAGGAAGGCATTTGAGGATCTGATCAGAAACCCCTTCTTTGCCCTGTTCCCGGAACAACGGGTTGGGAAAACCTATCCGACGATTGGAGCCATCGGCTACCGGGCTGAGATAAATGGAGTCAGGAGGGTTCTGATAGTCGCCCCTAAAACGGTCATCTATGAATGGCAAGAAAAACTCACCGAGGAGGCCAACTATCCCGTGGAAGTCTACCTCCTGGATGAATCCCTAGACGCCCGGAGGAAACTCCTGAAGGCCCTACCCTCGTCAAAGGTAGTTCAGATAGCCCTCATAAACTACGATGCCATCCGAAGGCTCCAGGAGGACCTCGTAAAGTGGAAGCCGGAGATGGTGATCCTGGACGAAGCCCACCATATCAAAAATGGTAGGGCCCAGCAATCAAAAGCTGCGGCAATTATAGGTAGCAAGGCGAGGTTCCGGGCTATTCTCACAGGTACCCCAGTTCCGGAGGGACCCCTTGATATCTGGTCACAATACAGGTTTTTAGCCCCGGACATTTTCGGAAAGAGCTTCATTCGTTTCCGCGACCGCTATACTGTCATGGGGGGGTACCTGGGGAAAGAAGTGATTGGGATTAAGACGGTCCCAACTATCCAGGGAAAGCCCAACATCTATTACGACAAAAACCTGTCTGAAGAGTATACCAAGAAGGTCTATTCCATCGCCACCCGCATTACCCTCAAGGAAGTTAACAACAGCCCTGATCCTGAGGTCAAGACCATCTTCGTCGAACTAGAGCCCGATGCGAGGGAACTTTACGAGAAGATGAGAGCCGATGCGGTACTGGACCTGCAAGAAGGACGCCTGACCGCTCCAATAGTTCTCACCAAACTCCTTCGCCTGCAACAAATCTGTGGGGGATTCATAAAGCCGGATGATTCTGAGACTTATGAGCAGGTCAGCTACTCAAAATTGAATGCCCTCTTTAGGTATATGGAGAAAGTAGAGGGAAAGGTCGTTATCTTTGCAAAATTCACTCGGGAGATCGAAGCCATCAAGGAAATGGCAGAAAAACTCAATATTCCGCACCACGTTTTGACTGGAAAGACAAAGAACAGGGGATCGATCCGACAGGATTTTCAAAAGAATCCCAACACCAGGCTTTTCATTTCACAGATAGGAACTGGAGGGGAAGGTATAACCTTATCAGCCGCGGACACCACAATCTTCTACTCCACTGGGGTCTCCCTCCGCGAATACGACCAGGCCATGTCTAGGATCAAGAACCTTGTTAAAACCAGGAAGCTCACCTACGTTCACATTCTGGTCCGTGGTTCCTACGATGAGGAAATCATGGAGTCACTAAACCGTAAACAGGACATCTCAAAGATGTCTGTTGATAAATTAGGAAACTCATTATTAGGGA